AGTTCAGTTTCTTCGGTATGTAGGAATTGTTCTCCAGGTTTAATTTCGGAGATTTTATATGACTGAACTTTTGATCCTGGATATACCTTATCCAGTTGATCTTGAACATCTGAACGACTTGGTTGTGCGACAGATGGGAAGAACATTTTTATAACGTACATTCTTCCTCTCCAAGAAAGAAATACTTGAATTATATTTCCAGTTTTCGCTGGGATACGAGTTGCCTCAGTCATTGATTCAATATCATATGTTTCAGTACATACGCATGGGTTTTGACCACATCTCGGACACTTTGATGCCTCCATCTTTGTTTCATTCTGAATTACGTCATCAATAACCGCAAAGGTTTTTCCATATGCATCTGTGAGTTCTACTTCTTCTTTCTTAGTTTTTGTCTTTTTTACACAGTTTGGATATCTCTTACCAAACATTGTCTTCATCCCTTTCTTTTCATATCCAGGCCAGCAATTCTCACCCATCAACTTAGGACCTTTGGTCTTTCCTGCTGCTGCTGACCTTTCACCTTCAGTAGCACCTTTCTTAGAAAGTTCTCTTATTTTTGCAGCACGTTGCTGACTTCTGTGTGCTGCTGCATCAATTTTCTCGTATTTCCATTCTTCGTTTTTAGTCTTATTGCCCCAGTTTTTTGCACCCTTTTTGCGGCACTTAACTAAAGCACCTGATGCATATGCGGAAGGCCATACAGAGTAACGAGACTTGACCTTATGATAGCAGGCGTCCTTTTCTCCTTCGTTGACTTGAGTTTCTTCAGTGTTCACGTTAATTGCCTTCCCTTTTCTATTTGGATTTGGATCTTGACGATTCTTGCGTCTGAATGCTGCTTCTTCCTCATCTTTACTGAGGTTGCGTTTCATTTTGCTTGAACCACACTTTGGTTTTGTGGTTTGTCCTGGTTGCTTTGCACAGGGTTTTCCTGCATATTTACCACCGAGTTGAACCCAGCCAGGCTTCCCATCACTAGAGCGACTCTTGCTAAACCAGTCACGCAAAGAATTATCACCACTTTTGTTCCCTTCGAGGACTGCATCTGAGAAATTGGAGACATGACTTTCGCCCATACCCCCCTCTCCTCCGTCTCCGGAGGTGATTCCTGAGTCTTCCGCGGCCTTTTTAATCTCATCATCATTTGCATCATTAACAGAATACTTGTCCCACATTTTGGGACCATAACCGCATTGATTCCTTTCTTCTTTCTTTTTACAGAGACGACAGTACTTCTTCATCGATAAGAGAAATCATTACTTATATTTATTTATCATTTTCTTTTAATCCATCCTTTAACATTTTTGCAAGTTCTGCTGTTGATCCAACAAATAATGCATTATTAACTGTCGATGGTCCTTTTTGTTTTTCTTCAGTATTAACTTCTTTTAGTTTCTTTTGGAGATCTAATAGTTTGTCTGTTGCATCTGAGATACTCTTAATTAGTTGACCAGTAACTTCATACGCTCTGGGGGAATCTGTTTCTTGCGCCAACTCAAGAGCACCATTAAGAGCTTCTTGTCCCTTTTCAATTAAAGAATATAAATTTCCACGAGTATACTCATAGTCTTTTTGAATATCTTCTTCAGATAACTTTTTTGGTTCAACTTTTTTTATCTCTTTAGAGATAACTTCACCTTCAACCTCAAAGGTTTCGTTTAACTTGTTAAATTTATCTGTCATCAGAATAAGTCACCATCAAACCCAAAATCATCACCACTTTCTACCAAAATATTATCCTCCTTTGTTATCAATCGAATAGGAGCTCCTTTCAGATGCGATGTTATTGTTGTATTATCCTTTCCTCTTTCTACTGTTATTTTATTCCCAGAAATAGACTTAATGTATAACTCTTCTCCTTCAAGATCAACATATGTTTTTGCAGTTAATCCACTAACATCATCGACGAGAATAACTTTTGTTCCTGTGCTAATGTCGTTGGAGATATTTGTAGCGACATCTCCAGTGTAATCTTTGATTGCTCTCGGAGTAACAGAATAAGTGACATCTCTTGTTGCAAATGAGGGATCTCTTCCAGAGAGATAATTGACTGTTGCTTTCTTGATAATATCCTTGGATGCAGAAGTGACTGGTCCGAATAGATAAGTTTTTGCAGTAAATCTTAGAGTATAAAGAAGAACTCTTCTAGAAGTAAAGTCTCCCTCATAATCGTCCTGCATGGTTATATTTTCTAAAATAATAGGTATATCTTTCTTCTCTTTAACTTGTTCAACCAACTCTATAGTTAAATTGTATGCAGGTTGAAAATATGGTAAAATCTGTTCAACAATTTGAAGCATATCATCATTTAATTTAGACATAATGCTCAATTCAAATTGCATATTATATGGAACTGGCATGTATGATTTCTTTACTCCAAGATCATTATCTGGATCCTTAACTACAAACTGTTGAGTTGTACTGACCTTTCTGGCGGGGTCATAAGTAAGTCCAATAAATTCAAAGGACATTCTGGGTAGAGTAATTGCAGTAGATTTATTCAAATCTGGAGACTGTTCAAGTCTTGCAAGAAACTTTTGAGTTGGTCCATATGCAAGAGGAACTTTAATCACATTAGTCACGCCATCAGATCCATCTGTATGTTTAATAATTACGTTATTAAACAGTGTCCCAAAGGCAATGATAGTTTTTCTTAAGATCTCGTTGTAAAAATACTCAAACATGACTAATTTAGATTATATTGTATTTATGGAGTGCCAAAAGGATTTTGTTCAGAGAAGTCTAATATCTCGTCGGCTTCCACCTCAATATTAAAATTATCGGCGTACCCATCATCGGTTGGTTCTGTATCTATGAAAATTATTTTGTGCTCCGCTCCTGATCTAGATCCAACAAGAATTTCTCCCACAAGGAAAGTTCCACTAATGTTTGACAGATCAAGAACATTTGTATAGTTCCATTTTCTTACTCTTGCTGTTGTTCCGCTGATAGAACCTGTTACAATTTCATTAAATTGGAAACTTCCAGTAGCGCCCATGTATGGATCTGAAATTGTAATTGTAGGTGCCTGAGTATAACCCAAACCAGCGTTGGTGATATTAATTGCAACGATATCGCCATCATCCCCAATAACTGCTGTCGCAGCTGCGGATACTATGGAATCTCCAGTAAAGGTGATTGTCGGTGAAACAACATAACCAGATCCGGGATTAGTAACTGTAATAACTCCAACAACACCATCACCAATTGATGAAATTCCAGAAGCGTTTTTGCCTCCTCCGCCAATAAATCTTACTCCTGGAGCGACGGTATATCCTGCTCCAGCATTAGATAGGTCTACTGCTTGAACAGATCTTAAACTATTATTTGTGTTCAGATTGCATATTCTAAATCCACTAATCATTCTTGTCGTGGCAATACCTGTGATTCCTTCCGATGGAGCAGAGGAAAACCCAACAATTGGGTGGTCTGAATACCCACCTCCACGATTTGTAATGTTTACGAAACGGATTCCACCATCGACAATATCCGTAATCGCACTTGCAGTTACACCAACACCAGAAACGGCTACTGTTTGTGTTGGACCAAGCATGGTAGAATTTCCGTCATAATCATATCCATCAGTTTCATTTCCAAGTAAATTATCATCAATTTCCATGACACCAGTATCAATGACTTCGTCTTCGTAACGGAAGAGTTCGCATCTCAACTCATAAACATAGTTCTTTTGAAGTTGATAGAATGGTTTTTCATGTTCTACATATTTGATTTCATATAAACGGTCTCCGAGAGGCAAATATATCAAATCTCCTTCTTTTGGTCTACTAGACAATCTCACATCTGGTTTATCTCTAATTAGAGGTTCGATATAATTTTCCCATCTTTCTTTGGAAATAACAAAAGTTAGTTCTTGCGTTTGTTCGATACCAAACTTAGAAAGAAGAACGGGATTATCAGCATATCCCTCATAATTCTGAATATATGCTTCAATCGGATATGCAGATTCGAATGAAGATTCAATAACCTCACGAATGACACTATTCTCATTAATAAATGATCTCGGCATATAATGAACTTCCACCCCATACATTCTTAACTGTTCGTTGATTAAGTCTTGTATGAGGTTTTGTTCCCCAGCAGTTCCTTGTATAAAAAATGGATTTAACATAATTATCCAATCATATCCATTGGTGGAAGTTCATATGTATTAGACATAATTTCTCTAATATTTTCCAACTCTTTCTCCGCATCATCATATATCTGCCTACCGTTCAACTCAACTCCACCAGGAAGTTTAACCCCCTGAAACTTGATCAGATTCTGTCCCCATTGACGTTTGATCAATGCAGTCAGATATCTCTTTAAGAATGAATCATTCCAAACTCCAGCGTAAGTATTTGGATCTAATAATCGATAACAATCTATAACCATGTACTCTCCAACCCTCACATTTCCCCAATCTATATCCAAGTATAGTCTATCCTGTCTTTGATTAAATCTGATTTGTTTTTCTGTTGTTAAAAGAAATTGCAAATCTTCTAGATATCTTCTTGTCATTGCGTATGTAAGAATCTCCATGGATCCCCAGTAATAAATATCATTCAAAAACATTTGATATTTCATACTAAACATATTATTAGTCGTAGCATTAGCTCCGTCAAAATGATATATTTTATTTACACCAATAACTGATGGAGGTATCTGTAAGTAGTTACTATTCTCCTCGTAAGTAAATGTTGTAGCAGTACCAACAATTGAAGTTGTTTCTGTGGTTGTTACTATTCCAACCTTTTTATTATCTCCTCGGGCCCTACCTCTATCAATATCATCTTGTGTGATTTTATATTTGAGATATGTTTGAATCACTCCATCAAAGTGTCTTTCATGAAAATACTGCAAAGCATCATCTACAAGATCATCAACTTGTTCATCTGCAACATTGATTTCTAAGACAGGAGCACCTAATTGTCTTTTACAGTAGTTTACTAATTCTGATCTATTCGATGGTTGTGCCATGTATTTAACTAGACCCATTAATAGTATTTATCATCATTTATAAATCACAATCTCCATATATCCCAGTTTCATATGATTCTATGGTTCTGTACATCTGAATTCTAGAATCTTCCTGGTGGTAGACTGACCAACACCAGGATAAGGCCATTTTTCTTAACTCCTCAATATCATTACATTTTTCAATATAAGGAATGAGATTTTTAAACTGGGGATGGTTTGGTGGATTTTCCAAACACTTTTCCTTCAATTCATCAAAATTTAACATATTCCCATTTAATATTAGTTCGTCATATTCCAATGATTAAATCTTTGATAGTGTTTCTTGTTGTTTGAAATATAATTTTGCAAAACATTTTGCCATATCTCTCAAATCATCAATACTTGAACAATCGTCAATTTTATTTGCGATTTTAGTGTATTCAAAACTTTTTGTGAGGTTTGACAGTGTAATTTCTTCTGGGTTCATTTGTTTAAAATCTCCTTAAGTAATGATTTGATTTCTTGAATTTCACCTTTTAGTTTAATTAAATCTTCTTCTATATTCTGTGTTTTTTGATTCCTTTTTTCCTTTAGTTTTTTTCTAGCAATGTGTTGATCATAATCTGAAGAATTTATATTGACAATGGAATTTGTTTCTGGATCTCTGGCTAAATCTCCATGACCCTCAATTTTATAGTTTTTCATATTATATCATAGTAATAACTCTTAGATCTTTCATTCTTGGTACATGAACTTGACTACTAGATGTCATTATGATTTTTATTCTATATGATCTAAATGGTGGCAATGAGTCTGCAGTAAATGTATATTCTTTAAAGTCTAGAGATTGACCATCAAACCCGCTAAATGTTGTTTTCGGTACGATTGTATCAGGATTTCCATTATTGGATTCTTCGGAAATTACTTGACCTCTAGAATCTAAGTTTTCGTATCCTGGAAATGGTTGGAAAATAGGATCAAATCCCTGAGTATCGCTAACAGCATAGAATGCACGTATATCATTATTTGTCGATATGTGTGCATTTAACATGATTTTGATTGAATCTGCAGCATTTTCTAAAGAAATCTCTTTAGAAATGTACTGACAGGATGTTGGATCTTCATTAATTTCATTTACTCTACTATCAGTTGAATAATCGTCAATAACAGAATTAACTCTATTTGAAGTTAAGATTGTATTAACTCTTTCAAGATCTATAACTGGACTTACTCTACTATTTGTGGTATTGAGGAAAAGTCTAAGATTCATAGATTTATTTCCTGATATTGTAGTCAATTTAGAATTTTCGTTAACCTTAGAACAAATCATTCTTGGAGAATCTAGATAATTTGATTCATTCAAAACTACAGACTCAAATCCAGCATCTATAAATGGAATTTCATTACCACTCAAAGACCGACTTGTCGTTGTTCTGACTTGACCAGTCAAAGTGGTACCATTTACCGTGACATTCTCTACCATTGGAGTTATTATTTCAAATGGCATATTTTGTGATGCCTTAATATTATATCCTCCAGTTGATTTAGTTTGGTTTGCATAGAGTTTTGGATATCCAATATTATCTCCTCTATTGTCGTTATTATCGTTAATAATTTCTGAAGTATCAAGTTTAATATGATATGAATCAAAAGTTATCGGATCATTTATATCGACCTGAGATAGATCGTGAGTTTTGTTAATTCTCTCCAAACTTATACCATTTAATTCATACTTAAATACTGGAGTTCCTGCAGGATACGTCTTGGGAGTAGATCCTCTGACAATATTTCCTCCAATAATATTACCAGTAACATCTGTATATTCGATGATTTCTTCTCCTATACGAATTAATCCAACATTTGTTGTACCAATACCGACATTCTCGAAAGTTGAAAATTGTGATGCGTCTTCTACAGAAATTGACCCAACAGAACCTATCTGATATGGTGTGATAAGTTTTGTTGGTTTAATATCTGATTGAGCTCCAATTATTCTGACAAGGTTATCTTCAAAATACATTCCATGATTCTTATGATTTACTTTGACATGCAGACCATCAGAATCAACATTTACAGAAGAAACAAGAACTCCCCCACCATTAGACTCATCCAGTTCTATTGAATTACCCAGATCGTTTGTATAGAATATTGGATCTGATGATCCAGAAACAAATTCTCCTTGAACATTATCTAAAATTAATTCATTCGTATCTCCAATTTCACCAATAGAAAGCCTGCAATTTATTCCTGTAGAAGAGTTTCCAATAGAACCTATAGAAACAACATCTCCAATTTGATATCCTGATCCCCCATTAACTATAGTTGCATTAGTAACGGACCCGTCTTCTACAGTAATATCTGCTGAAGCTCCTCTACCATTTCCACTTACTGCAATCAAACTTACATCATTAAACACAAACTGTCCTGATGATGGAGTATAACCTATACCAGTATTTGTTACGATTAAATCTCCAGTTGCTTTTGATGCAACACCAATTAAATTTCCTGTTGCATTCGTCGCATCTTGTGTAAATGTATTTCCATTTTCGTTGATTGTTAAACCACTAACTTCTTTAGAAAGTTCTAATCTAATCTTTCTAGAGTTAAAAGATAATGAGTTTGGCATCAGAGTTGCTATTTTTTTGTTGCCTTCTGACAATTCTGGATTGTAGAAATCTACAGAACCAGACTCTATAAAATCTGCTCTATAAAGAGTATATTTTAAATCTTCCCATTGACTTGGTTCCCATGTAGATCCATTTTGGGATTTAAATAAAGATCCCATGTACTGTTTATTTGGATTTGATATGAACACATCGCTTATCAAATCTGTTTCTCCCATTCTGGAGATATAAACACTGTATTTTGTAGAGTTTGAGAGCAAGCAGACGCAATAATCAGTATTGTTCCCTTCCAGATATATTGGAGACTTGAATTGAAAAGTCGTTGCAATAGAACCATCAGATGATATGTTTACATCTCCTGGATCTAAAACAACTTCAGAATTTGGAACAATTATTTGAGTAGGGATACCCGTGTTCATTGTTCTTATCTGAAGAGTGACTGGAATATCCATGTCATCAATAGATCTAAAAAATACATCACATTTCGTTAGGAATATTCCACCATCCTCTTCCACCAAGAATGACTGTGCAAGGGGGTCACTCCACGCTCTCGTTCGAACAACCCTCTCATCTGAGGTGAATGTTGGTCCTATCTGTGTACTACTAACAATTTCTGTATTGAGAGTTCTTTCTATCGGTCTACTATCAAATACGGGTTTTTGTTCAACCTTGGCATTTCTAACTGAAATAATTGTCTCTTGAGTTTTTTCTATGATTCCCGATGAGACATACGACTCTTCTGCAGAAGTTGTGGAAAGATTCTTATCGTTATCCGCATCATTTATTAACTTAAAGTTTTTTGTTCCTGTTTCAAATTTTGGATAATTTGCATTATTTGGATCTGGTATGTAGAAGCTACCTATTAGAGTGGATGACAGGTCTGATAAAAGTCTGACATTTGTAATAGTTGCTTGAGCACCACTGGTTTTTCCTGTCAATACCATATCCAAGCCTACCCATCCAAAATATTCTCCTTGAACTTCGTTAGAAAGTGAGAATGTATCAACATTTATCACAGAAGATGTTGATGAATATGTAGAAGGTAATGTATTGTTTGTATATGGATTTTCTTGGAAAACTTTGGTCGGAGAATTGTATGGACCTTCCTTATGATTCAATTGTGCAGCCCTGAATGATATTCTAGGTGATGTACTCTTAGTATCTTCATCCAAACCGGTTCTTTGCACGACTCCTTCTACAAGTTCCCCAACCTCAAATACTCCACTAATCATCGAGATTTCCAAAAGTTTTGGAACACAGTATTTGGATACATCTACTCCATCAAAGAATGCATATACTCTTGTGAGTGGTTTAAGTCTTTTTGATGCAAACTGTATATTCCTTGATCTCATATAAGGAACAATGTCCTTTCCTACAACCTTTTCACCAACGACAGTTTCTTCAAAATCTTCCACTACAGTTGTTTGCAGTCCCGCATTTGTACTAGTACCACTTTCTACGGTTAAATTCAGTTCTTCTTGAATTGTTGAAGTGCGTGTTACTTCTATAAGATTTCTCATGCCGCCACCAGCATCTCTCCAAAAGACATCAGAATCAAATGATTGTCTTGTTCTTGTATCTGGTCTTGTTCGTGTTTTTCCAGTCCAATTCTCTTTCCATCCATCCCATACTGCAGGAGCAAATCCTGTTTGTGGGTCTACATTCAAAGTCTTGGCAGCATTAGCGAGAGTTTCAGCATAATTTCCTTCTTTCTTTATAATTTTGGCGTCAATTTTTACTGGATCAATCCAATTATCAGAAGCTGGAGTAAGATCAATAGTGCCTTGCCAGAAATTCATTAAGAAAGGAGTGACGCTTTCACTTCTAGTAGCAAAAGGTTGTTTCAGCCACTCTAATTCGGAATAATTAAGTGTTAGTATGTTATTATTTTTTCTTACATTGTTTCCTTCTACACCAGAGAATAATAAATCTTGAGATGGGTCAATATTAGCTACAGGACCATCAATCAAATCTATAGAATCTGTAAAATGATTGGGTCTTAATTCATTGAGAGTCCTATCAATACTATTCTTAATTCCTGATAAAGTTTCTTGAGTTTTAAAGGAACTAAAATTATCAACAAAAAATCCTGTTTTTAGTCTGTTAGCACCCTCAGAATCTGGAATATACATATTCGCAGTATTTGTCTCAAGAATAGAAAGAGCTGTATGAAATTCTAGATTTTTTATTCTTCTCTCTAATGCACGTATGTCAGACATACGATATCTTTTGTATTCTAAGAATTCTATTGATGCTTGTTGTGGATTATATAGATAAGGTGGTAATTCTATAGTAGCTACTTCTAAAGCATCATCAATATTAATTGGTTTTTCTGGTTTCTCTGAAGGTTCTCCATAAACAACCTGAAACTTTCCTCCTTTTGTTAAGAAAATTCTATCTATTCTTCCCAGAAAATAAGAATAATCTATTGAAAGAGTTTCATTAGATGCTAATATATTTGAAGAAGAATTTCCAGACTGTGAGAAGGACCTTCCCAAGAATTCAAGAGGAGATCTTTTTCCTTCCTCCACCTCATAATTTGACGTTCTAGGTCGAATATCTATTATGTCTGAATTGGGAATAGAATCTATGGATCTAATCTCCTTTGAATAATCAAAAGAATCATACGAATTTACAGTAGTGATATCTCCGTCATCATCTGAAGAATGGAAAGCACTAGTAAAATATATTTTTACTTTTTTTGTTGGTTCTTTAAACTCTGGTTTTCTCTTCACATAACCATAGTCATAAAAAGATTTTTGCTGACCTGTACTAAAACTAAATTCTGAGGATATTTCAAAACTTGGAGACTCTAAATTTATTGATATGCCACTTGCAAGAGATTCTTGGAAACTTACAGTCTCTCCCTCAATAAATTTAATATCATTTTTGTATACAAACGATATTATAGAATCTGATATTTTTTCTACATATACAGCTACAGCTCCGCTTGTTTGTCCGACCAGAATTTCTCCCAATAATAAATCGTTGGTTGTTGTTGAAAAGGTATCCAAAGAAGTCAAATCCATTCTGGGAGAAGATGGATCTTCAGTTCCAGAAGACTCAAATACACCATGAATATTGATAATGTCCGGAACATTTAATGATAAAATCTGATCTTGAACTCTAGTTCCAAAGGGATAATCTCCATATTGTAATCCATCATTTAAAGTAGATTCTCCGGTTCCGGATGCAGAATATTTTGATTTATCAATCAAAATTGAATTAACCCTATTCTTGCGTTTTACTTTAGATTTTGGTTTTGATTTTCTTATCGTTGTTATTAGAGTAGCCCCGACATCGTCGGCACTCAAATTTGAAATTTGAATAGTTTTTAAATCAGTACTAAATGTAAATTTATCTGATGTTAAAATTTCTGTTGATCCGTCTGATCTTATTAAAGAATATCTTCTGGATGTAAATGGTAAAAAGATTTCATTATCTCCAGAAGTTGGTATAGTCGTGGATGATATTTCTCTCCCTACAATATCTATAGTGTATACCTTTCTTACTGTTATAGATGCTTCTGATAGGTTTACTGTTGATATATTATTTTTATCGAGTCTAGTAAACAAAGTATTATCACTAGATTCGCTGAGTTTGGTTTTGAGAATTTTTAAATCGGTAATGTTTAGGTGATTTTCTGGAAGTTTTCCATCAGCAATCCCGGCAACCGTAGTTACTCCAACAATTGATACTGTGTCATCGCCAATAGAAACTATTTTTGATATAATTGGATCTTGTGAAGAAGATAGATCGCTATATTGCAAAATATCTCCCACACTTACATTACTCAAAAATGATGGATCAGAACTTCTAACGGTACTAATTCCTCCAGAAAATTCTGATACGGTAGCTATTCCAACATTAGAAGAAACTGATTGAATTGTATCCGCACTAAAGGTATTGATGCCAATGACACCATCAGTGGTTCCAAATAAAGATTTTACATTAGAAATATCATTCTTTGATACATCGGTGATTATTCTCCCATTTTCTATTCCATCAAAAATCAGAGATTCATTTTTAATAAAAGATCCAGATACTTGATATATCGTTAAGGTATTTGTATCATCAGCGGAATCCTTAAGAAATGCTGTAGCACCACTATTTTTTCCCTTAATAAATGTTGGTGTGCTTAAAGTGATTGATTGATTTAATGTTAATTTGGTAAAGATTTGCACATCATATAATGATATTCCCCAAATATTCGAATTAGAGTCTGATAATTCATATGCTCCAGATTCCAATCTAAAATCATAAACTCTAGCTAGACCTACTTCTTCTCCAGGAGCTCCATCATTATCTACATCTTCACCAACTCTACTATTTCTCAAACTGATTATATAATCATTTCCTAGTCCAATTGTTGGTGATCGAAATACTCTATTTAACTTAAGAGTGGTACCAGTATTGTAAAATAATGATTGATCTTCAACAACTTTTTCTGTTCTCGGTTTGGGGGCATCTAAGAAAACTGGTGATGTAACATCAATCTCATATCCTCTAACAAATGCTTTTCCTGGAGAGATTTTATATAGACCAAGATCATCTGAGGGAACTCCTCCACTAGGAGTAAATTGATTTGAATTTAAAATGCCACCATTTCCAATATTGTCATTTAAGGAATTTAAGCAAGTTACACCAAATGGTTTAACATAATAATCTCCGGATTCCGCATATGTTCTCCTTGCCAAAGTATCGGAGATATCCTTGGACCTAAATCCACCATTGCCGGAAGAAATTGCACCGCCAATAATCTTTTTTGATTTTAAAACACCATTATTTACAGTAGCTAACTCTACAAAATTTGTATCATCAAAATCATCTAATTGTTTTTTTGTTAAACTTACAGAAATTTTTAATCTATCTGCACCAGGAGCTGAATAGTTATTATATCCTTGAGAATTGTCATTTAGAGATTCGTCAGAATCTGATGTAACAATTTCCTCATTAACAAATAACCCTACTCTATAACTGGGTGTATTTGAATATTGATCCAATACTAAAGTTTCTTTATCAACAGTTACGAAACTTCCTCTAATAAAATAAACTCCAGCGTCTATACTAAATGAAGATCCTGTAGCAGAACTAGAATCAGAAATTGTTGATGCAAATGGAGATCCCGACTGAATAGTAGTATTACCAAGAAGTCCAGAGCTAATTACTTGATTCGATACCAAAAATTCTCCATCGCTAAAAGTTTGAGTTGAGTTATTTTGCGTGCTTGATCCAAGATAATTTACATATAAAGTTAGAACTCCCCTTTCAGAATCTTCTGGAAAAAGAACATAATCAACATAAGCAGTTACCCCGGAAGATTGTCCTGTAATTTTTGATCCGATCAATTGATCTGCATAGGCAGAAACTGGGACTCCCTGGTAGGAATTGTTAAGTTGCACACACTGATAAAGTCTGGAATATCCAATATTACCTGGTATTACTTTATCACCGTCTTTAAAGAAGTGCTGCCCAAACTTTTCAATCTGATCCTGCAGTATTGACTGTAAAGTCGTTAATTCTCTTGCTTGAATTGGATATCCTGGTTTGAATAAGACCTTATGATAATCATTGTCAGAATCAAAGTCATCAAAGTAGGGGGATACGTTTAGATTAGTTTGCTTTGGCATAATTCTTTAGAACTGCAAAATGATTTTTATGTCTTCTTTCTGATTTGAAGATCGGGTAATAGATGGTCTATTGTCAACATAAATGATATTACCCGCGTGTTTCTTCACTTCTGGGTTGGATAAACCATTAAAAAATTCCTGACCAAGATAATATGTTCTATTATTTATTACGGTAGATATACCGGAAAATGAATCATCTATCTGTAGATTTGAACCAGATGATGGGATAATTGTCAAATCCCCACCTGATCCTGGAGTAGATGTAAACTCATTGATTTCAAACCCATATTGTGGATTTGTAATTCCTATTCCTGTGCTATTGAATCCTGCAAGAGTTCTATCCTGCCAATACTTTAATACACCAGTTACTTGGTCATAATTAATAACTCTACCAACAGCTGTAGTACCAGAAGAAACAGTTTGGCTTACAAAAGAATCTGGAGTAAATGTTGCGGAGCTATATCCAGCGCCAACCAACCTTAATGCAAATGTAGCACTAGCTTTATCTAAGTTTAGGAGAGTCGAATCCGTTGATTGTGGATTTTCTATCAGTCCCACTCTAGCAATTTGATTCCCTGTTATAAAATCTGGATTTGATATATCATTCTCTATTCTAGAGTAAAGTAATACGTTGTATGATCCTAATTCGTTGTAAATATTTGACCCATGTCCACCCTTTGGAGAAATAATTACATCAAATGTTGGTTTTGATGCGCCAAAAGTAATTCCTGAGGATTCTAAATCTACAGTTCCATAAGTATAACCAAATCCTTGATTTGAAACACTTATTGATTCAACTTTTCTATCATTATTTGTTATAATAGTGCATTCAGCACCAACTCCGTCCCCAGAAATAGGAATCCCAGTATATTGAGTTCCGCCAATTGGACCAACAGAATCTCCTCTATTTGTTATTGTTATAATTTTTATAGATCCATCAACAGCATTATTTCTTACATCAAAATTTTCAGAACTAGTTTCCCAATCTTGCGGAACGGGAATGAAATCTGTAGATTCAAATTTTACAATATCACTTGGTTTTATAGTATATAGATACTTCCAAATATATCCATCACCACTACTGCCTGCAGATCTTGGTTCTAAATCCGTGAATGTTGGTTCATCCAGAGACGGTCTTCCTGTAGGATTATCTGGATCGGTTCCATTTTGCAGACAAATATACACACTATAATCGCTATTTAAAATATAATATGATGCAGAGTATAAACTGGTTGAACCAGAAATCTTTGCCGTATTTGTTCTGCTATAGTCATGACGATACATGTCATAAGTAGTACCAGAAGACCATAGTCTTCTAGAGACCACTCTTCTCACATCCGAAGAGTTTATTTTCTTGAGAGCAATCATTGTATCCCAATAATTATTCTCTTCATTAAAGTTATCCTTCGGTGAAGGTGGATCTACATCCCAATTCGATTGATAATCCGTTGGATTTGGTAATCCAACAAAAGAGTAATACGAATTGCCAGAAGATCTAACTTCATTTACAAAGTTTTTTGCGTTTAATATTCTAATCTGATCAGTTACGATTGCAGCCATTGCACACAGTTTTTTTATCTATTTATCACACTATTATGCAATATAGTTCTTATACTTTAGTTGTTTGGTTCTCTGCAGAATAGTGTTTACTGGATAAGAAATCGACTTTGATCTCCCATCAAGAGTTACTTTGCCCCAACTGAAGGTTGCAAATTGATTTGATATTTGTATATCAGAAAAACCAGAAATAAATTCATTTACATTGACATATACTCTTCTGCAGAGAGCACTTTCGGTAGAAACTCCATCTGAGTCAACTTTAATCGGAACTTCTACTGATTCAACTGTATCAACCTTATAAGTATTATCTACAAAAGATGATTCAGTACTAATTGAATTTCCATTTTCATCTAATGAGGTGATTGAAAGGTCTTCACTACCAATGATTGATTTACTGATAGTGAAGTAATCTCCAACATCCAAAGAACTGATAGTAATTTCGTTATCGACTAATTTAGTATTTCTTAATGGAGAATTTGATGGTATATACAGATCAAATATAAATTGTTTCTCGCCCGTATCTTTTTCATCAGTTCCAAATCCAACCACTACACCAAAATCTCCATCATATGTAAGTACATTATTGGTTTCTGTAACTGCATATTCTTGAGATATTAATGTTACTTTATTTTGAAAATCCAGAGAAGTATCATTCTCATTCTTTGCGTTAAATATTGGTCTAACTCCATCACAATAAAGAATGGTAGATCCTATTCCTATGGGCGATATGATATATGCAATTGGATTGACAATTGGTTCATAAATTTCCCTATCCTTTCCAACTTCTTTGCCGTCAATAATCTTATCTTCAGTTTGGCGACACCAATCAACTGGCCTTAGTAAGTTCTCATCACCAGTATTTCCTGGACCAAAGTATAGATTAGTATTAACGAGATTTGTCGATTCTATTGTATTAATAGTTCTTGGATCCTCATCTAAAAACTTAGATTGATTTATTGAAGAGTCATTGTTGATTTTTAGCATATCTCCAGATTTTACAGTCTCAAGAATTTCTCTATCAATAACGTCAGCTCCTCCTGTACCCTTATAGAAAATGATCTTTACACTATCTCCAATCTTAAGTGCTTCAGTAAACGTCAGAACACTACCGCCTGTAAAGATATATCCTTCTCCAGGAACTTGTAGTATTTCATTGACAAATACGAGAAGAACATCTTGAACATTAATTTTCGATCCTTTAGAAGCTATGATAGAAACTATATTTCCAGATAAAGATAGTGGGAAAGATGTTCTTTCGCCATCTATGAACCTCTCAATATTGTCTAATACTTCTAAAGTTCCTAAAGACCATCCAGTAAACTTATCGGCAAATATTTTGTCTATTGTAACTTGGAACTCCCTAAATTCTGAAGTAGTTGGAATTCCAGTTTGACCGCCGAATGGAACAGTCAAAACTTCTCCAACATTATATCCATATCCAGTATTCTTTATTTCAAAATCAATAACACTTGATTCTTGGCCAACAATAATATCTACTGATGATCCTGTCCCTATTCCGGATGAAGAACTAGAATCACTAAAAACTAATGGAATATTCTCATATGAGAGAGGATCATCAAATATAACAATAGGTGGATTTTCGCTAGTGTACCCAGTCCCAGGATTTGTAATTAATACACTAGAAACATGACCTTCACTTATAGATGCGGATCCAACAATAAAGGGGAGATCATAATCTGAAGTCTTTACTCCAACGTTTACCGTTTGCACTCCTGGTCTATATCCAGAACCACTATTTCCAATAATTATTGATTCTATTGATCCTCCAGTAGAAACAATAGCAGTTCCCCCGGCCGATACTAAAGGTTGGTATCCAAATCCATTTGTAGATCCTACTGATACTATGATTCCACCCTTAGGGAAACTCGTTATTCCAACATCGTTGGTTATAGTTTGAGAGTTTCCTGTAAATGTAAGAGTGGTTATTCCAACACTCTCTGACAATGTATAGTCACTACTTTCACCAGGACCCTGAAATACATCATTGACCAAAATGATGGCATTTTCATTAGAAATCCCACTTACATCAATTCCGTTTGATTTCAATACAAATTCATTATTTGTTCCATTGAAATCTTGAGATATATCATCAAAAACATAATTTTTATGATATGTTTCATTTGAAGTATTCGGAATACCAGATCTCAAAAATACTCTTGCATGGAAACTAGATCCTGTCGATATTCCAGTCCAATCTCTTTCATCCGGTCTATTTTCTTCTCCACCCAGAGGAACATTTCCTGATGGAGCTTCAATAAAGGTCAGAACATTATCTACAATGTTGTAATCTCCAATAACCTTAGTTACTAATTCTCCAGAAGAATAACTACCAACAGTTGTTCCAAGCCAAGATCTACGAACTCTAAGTCTATTAGTAACTCCAATACCAATACCTTCAATTATCATAATTTCATTTCCAACTCTCACCAAATCTCCACCAAAGAATGATGTGATCCCTGTGAAATTTATTAGATCATCAGTAGTTGAAACATCACTGGATAGAGTTGTTGTTAGAGCAACAGATACAATCGGGGATTGAATAATATTATCAATGGAAACTATTACTTTAGAATTTTGATTTGTTGACACAAATCTGTGTTCAGTTCCTATACCAACATCAACAATGTCTAAAGTTTCTGGAATAGATTTTAAAGCATTTTGAGCACTAGATGCTAATTTAATCTTATTATCACTAATATTAACAACAAATAATTCTCCGGGTAATTTATCTGTAAGTCCTATTCCAACAAAGTTTTCAGTTGATATCCCAATTGATTCTGTTGTTCCCACTCCCGTATTATAGTATTTTATGGACTCTCCAGAAACAAAGAAATGATTCGGTATTGTAATAGTATCCTCGTCCACATCAACAATGGATGAATTATTACCCTCGAATACTTTCTCAAAAATCGGATCATTTTTATATGTTAGATCAAAAGATCTCTTAATATCTTTTTCATTTCCTTCATAAAGTCCAAAACCGGTTTCTATGGATCCATTATTAAAATAAATTTGATCTTTCTCATCGTCTTCGTTTCTGAGCGCATTCATATATACATTTACATTTACATCAATACCTGGTAGTGGTGTAAATAAAACTTGAGTGGTTGCTTCTGTTCCGACTGGAGATTTAACTACTCTTGAACCGATTGTTCCTAAACCAGATAGAGTAGTAATCTCACCAAACTCAGTATCATATGTGTCATAATTTGAAATTGTTGGTTGATAGTCATCTACAACAACAAACTCTGAAAATTGATATTCATCATTTGTGGAATCATGAACTTGTACCATAAAATATCCCACATCATAAGTACCATCACAAGGATATTCTGATATTACGTTTTCTTCTGGCAAGATAGAAGATGGGATTGTTGTTATCCTAGATTCTATTCTAGAGTGCTTCATATCTACCGATTCTGATTGATTTGAAGTTGAGTTGGCAAGTCCCACAGTAATTGTATTAATTACTCCAGTAGATCCGACACCAACAGCATTTGGAATAAAATCTACATTTAAACTCGATTCACTCAAGTATGCAAAATAAGTACCAAATCCAGATGTTGCATGAGGACTGGAACTTGTAGTCAATTGGCCATATTCTAAAATAGAAACCTCGCTTCCATTGTGAACAATATTGAGTTGAGTAAATTCAAATTCATCTCCCTCATATGAGTTTGGTGATATTTGAACAAGGACTTTTGCGGATTTATATCCACTATCAATACCAACAATCCTTGATGAATGTCCATAAGAAATAGCAGTACTACTGGTTTCTATAATAGATTGTCCAATAACAGTATTTCCAGCGCCGAGTAAGTTATCATCCAGATTGTATGATATGTTAGTAATATCATAATCATTGATGGAGAACTTTGTGGGAAAGAATTGTACCTGACCTTCGTTTCCGGACATAGTAAAATCGAAGAATCCTTGATCGTAAGATGTCCCAACCTTTCCATATTGATTCATATATCCAAATGATCGATCATTAATAAGATCGATAATCATTAATTGTCTTTGTTGAGTAAATCTCCTATCCTTGACATATGTAATATATTTGCGTGCTCTCTTTTCTCTAGAATCAAACTTATCAATGATGCTAAATGTTGTTGGTCTTGGTTTACTGTTGAAAGTGCTACTTACATCATCAACTGAAAGAACTCTATTTCCAACAGATTCTGAAAAGTCTGTAATAATTCTATTTGCAAAGATAACTTCATTAGATATTGTATTTGAATTTATGGTTAAAGAATTTTCCTTCACCAAATCAAAATCATAAACACAATTTAGATTGGCTACTCCTACCAAATCATTAATAGTTTCATATGATGTTAAATCTGTTGAAAGTCCAACGACCAAAGAAGTTTTATTATCTGGAGAAGATTCCAGTTGATAATCTGAGAATTTCTTATATCCAACACTATGATTCAATATCGAAACAGGATCATTCCAAGTATCATAATCAATTCTAGATTTTAAAGAGTATGAGAACTTTTGATAGTAATCACCATCTTGAATTCTTTGGGTATTTTCATTCAAAAATCCGGATTTTACTTGCAAACCATCAACCACTGTTGAGGTACTTTTTAAATTGAAGTATGAATATGGATATTCTACATTTTTTGCAATCCCTTTAGTTTTCGATGTTACTCCCTCAATAATTTCTCCAACAACAAAGTTTTCTTTTGATGAGATCCTCAGAATACCTGTTTTAGGATCCCACCCATTTATAAGTCCAGTTGCTGAATCCGATCTTACAGATTCGTCAGTAAAATACTGATTATTTTTCAATACTATATTGAAGGTGGGGAAGTGTTTTTGTGGTATAATTCTTCCTACAGAATTAATATCATCAAATAATCCTGGGGTATCATTGGTTCCCTCAAAAAATTCTGACATACTATAAGTTACTGTTCCTATACCACCAATATTCTCGTCTGTAGAAGTGATGGTAAACAACTGATAGTTGTAATTTTCTGAATTATATCCTCTTTCGGTAGACCCAACACCAATACTGACATTTTCAATTAGAACCTTATCATTTACTTTAAATGGGAAGGAATTTGTATCACTGAATCCTGATGATAATGTTACCGTTACATCTTTATTATTGAGATTGTATGATAATGAACTAATTCCTACACCATTACTATTCTTTGTTGGAATTATTGTTGGAATTAGGTTACTTATTCCATTAGTATTTTTAAGAATTGATACTTCAGAATCTCCCAAAGAATACTTAAGATCCAAGTCTGAGACTACAGTATTTGTTCTATTATCTAAAACAATTAGATCTGGTGAGCTAACATATCCCTTGCCAACAGAAGAAATTCCTATAGATTCTATAGAATACAGGGGATCAATTTTAACTATCTGAGGCATCATTACAGACGGACTCAGTGTTTTATCTGAAGGGAAGTTATATCCAATATTGTCAATTGATATCTTTTTAATTTTACCAATTGTTTTACTAGAAGCTTCAATAACAGCATCAACTCCAAATGCTGAAGTTATTGTAGATATCCCCGGTAAAGAACTATAGTTGCCTCCAGAATTTTTTATATCTATCTCAGATATTGGACCATAGGCATCAGTACATGTTGTTGTATATGAAATATTTGATATTGAAGACGCATAAGATACTCTTTCTGGAGTTTTATCGAGAGTATAAGTGAACTCTGTTGGTGATTTAATAGAAATTACATGTTGACCGTTATATTGACTAGATACTGATTTTATTTCAGATCCAGAAGTAACTTCTAAGTCTATGACCACACTTTGTTTTTCTTCTGGAAGATTACTTTCGAATACCGGATCTAATTTATAATATAGAGTCTCTGGGATTTGATCGTTCACAGTCAAAATAACTCTAGCGTCTGTAGTGACTCCTATCGATCCTATTTTTTTAATATTAAATGATGTCCCACTTTCGACTTTATTCCATTTTTTTGTAAAACTATTATCGGAGTATACATTAAACTCAAAAGCTGGATATAATGCTGAAAGATTTGAATATGATAATGAACTGTCAGATAAGTCAAAAATTGCTGTAGAATTTTTATATACTTTTATTTGTGGATTTATTGGATTGATTGATCCAGGAGATGCTTCTAATATTCTAATAGCCACTGGATTAATATTTTTAGAATTTTCATAACTAGATGCTAATTTAAAAATATTATCGTCCACAGATATGACATAGTAAATACCATTATCTTCGAGACCTTGCGAAGGAGATGTTGAGGTGTATATTACCTTTTCTCCGGTAGAGAATCCATGACTTGTTATGGTTATAGTATCATCATTTATATTGACATCCTCAGAAGAAAATTCTTTGGGATTTATAATAACTCTTCTATTATAATCATTATACTTAACAGAGAATGTTGTTGGTGTTGATGGATTAACGTCAATAAAAACATCATGGCCATCCATTAATCCATGCGTCTGAGCAGTAGCTACTGTAACAATATTTCTTGCAATTTTTCCTGTATTGACTTTATAATTTGTAGAAAAACTATGATAAACTCCTGTTCCAATTCCAGAGAAATATAGAGTTCTGGAATCCCTATGAGTTTCTGCGATACCAACAAAAGTATCAGAAAGATCTCGACCAACTCTAACTGTAGAAATGCCAATAAAGTCTTTGTTTATTTTTGCAACAAAAACTTCCTGTTGGTCTAAAAGGGGAGTTGGGGAAGAGAGGTTTTCTTCTCTAGAAACTACTATTGGACTTCCAGTATTTGAAGAGTACGTTAATACATCCCCTGTATTAAGATTATGATCTTCTATGTATATTGAGTTTGTACCCAAATCAATTGATTCGTTTGGATCAAAATATAACTCTTTATTGAGTTTATAATCAACTCCCTCGTTTGATTTTGATTTTATGATTATTTTTTTAGAAACTTCTAAAATTTCTTCAAATGGTGGATGTGAAGATCCAACGGTGTCATCAATACCTCTTAAGACTCTTATTCTTGATAGTTTTCGATCAATATTCAAGACTTTGACCTTTTCAGATCCGATGCTAAGAATATCATTTTCTCTAATATTTGGATATGTCAGATCTCCAGAAACATTAAGGTATGTTACTAATCCTGTTGATGTTGATGATTCGATTCCTTCAATATTTTCCCCAGATCCGACCAAGAATAAAAGATTATTCTTTACGTTTGCTTTATATGTCCCCTCAATTTTAGTTGTTGTCGTGGATATTCCAGAAATTGTAATGACATCGTTATTCTTAAACTCATGTGGACTCGGAGTGTATAATACGTACTCTCCTCGTATTGATGATGGGTATATTTCAACATTTCCAATACTACTCGTAGCTACACTAATATTGTTTACTTGTTTGCCGCCAACTCTTGAGATCTTTGCAGACACTCTGTTCCCAGATATACTTTTATCCTCAAACGAGACCGAATCTCCGATTTGATAAAAATCTCCTGCACTGGTAATTCCTATAGAATCTATGCTTCCATTAGATGTGAAATTTATAGTTGATTTTTGTGATAAATTTTCTGGTATGTAAAGATAATCATATTGAATATCGTCTTCAATTAAATTGTATGGATTTATAATCCTACACCAATTCTCATCATTTATATCAATATAATCTTGATTCGATTCGCTCTGAAAATTAAAATCGATTGGGTTGTCATTATAATTATTTCCAATTAAGTATGGGAAAGTAGGTCTTCTGTATTTTGCAAATGGTCCAGAAGAATCTATAGAACTATCGTTAATAGTTGCAAAATAGGCATACGTTCCTTCAGGAAAATCTGGAGTGACACAAAATCTTCCATTATTTTCATCAAGAATATCTTCACCTGCAACATAACGATAAGAATAGTCTTCTACAAAAAATCCTTCTGGGAACAAAGATATTGGGGGTCTTGATTCTTTTAAATCAATATCATATCCAGATTTCATTTGAAGAACAATTCCACCAGATTTTGTTGCAAATCCATAAGGACCATAAATTGGATTTCCATCATAAGCCCATCCAATAATTGGTGAGTGATCCGTTGACTTTACTTCTAAACTATTGACACGTTTTAAATCTTTTTTGCCATATAAAATTTTTCCATCTTGATCAACTGAAAATACGGATTCCCTCAATTTTCTAGGGGCATATATGTGAGAATATTGAAGTCCTAGATTTTTATTCACACCTTCAGTGATGTAACCATCGTCATCAGATACTCTTGAAAAGTTTTTCTCGAAAAGATTTATTCTCCAAGATTGTAGTACTGGTTTAAAACTTGCTCCTTGACCAGAAGATAAAATGTTTATAAATGTTTCTTGATCATATCCAAATCCACCCGAGTTTATCTTTATAGATGATAATTTCCCATCTACTATAATGGGCACTAAAACAGCACCAACACCACTACCAACGATATTCAAATCTGGCGAGTGAGTATAATTTTTACCAGAATTCAGTATTATAATCTGTACTATACTCCCATTTCTTATAATAGGTTTAACTTGAGCCCCATATCCAGATTCTAATCTTATTTCTGGGGGTCTCTCAAAGTTTATGACCTCAGACGATCCATAACCAACTCCACCATTTGATAAGTATAATGATGTTACTTCTCCTCGGAAAATTGGTTCAATCTTGGCCTCGAAAGTTTCATTATTGATGGGAGATATTCCGACTTTCCCTACTAACTTTACAGAAATATCTTGATAATTGAAAACATGTGTTCCTATGCCAGAACTTGTTAAATTTTCATATTGACCAGTTCTATAAAAATAATCTTCTCTCTCAGATTTCAACTCAGTGTTTATCCTCGACAACTTGAATGAGTCATCGTCTACTTTCGTTAGATAATACTCAGTATCAATGGATAGCCCACCAACGGCATTTCCTTCACATGTATATTTGACTATTTCTCCAGTATCATAGTCATGATTTTTAATATTAATAGTATTCAATGAAGTATTGATTCCAACAGGCTCTATAGATCTTTTTTTATTCTGATACTTAGATCCCGGAGAAACTATGTTGATAGATTCTACTACCGATTTTTTATTAAACGACTTTAACTCATGAATTCCTACACCAAATGAAAGAAGGGACAATGCATTAATTCCAGAAATAGCATCTTCAAGATTTTTGTGAAGTTTTACGGAAAAATTATCTTGAACTGATACAAAGTATGATTCATTTGGTACTAAACCACCAATAGGATTTTGATTATTTGTAGTATAAATTACTTTCTCAGAGTTTCTAAATTTATGATATGTAGAAAATCCAATAGTGGATGATGAAATATCTACATTAACTTGAGACTGTGAATCAAATGATAATGAATGATTAATTAATTTCATATTAGCAAAAGCTTTTGCACCTTCACCATTTCCACCAGTTATACTTATTTTTGGGATCTCCTCATAATCAAAACCAGAATCTAAAATTCTAATTTCCCTCAGAGATCCTGATAAAGAGACAAATCCTTCAGCACCCACTCCTACAGGGTCTTCTATCTTTACTGGAGGGGGGTTAATGACATCATAGTCAAATCCCGACGATAAAATATCAATAGTATTGATTTTACCATAATTAATAAAATCGTTGGACTTATAGTTTAATATTTCTACACCATTAATTAAAATACCAGTAAATCCAGGATCGGTTTTAAATACGGATCCATTATTTGTTGGTTTTAATATTTTTCTGAATATTTTTTGTGATTCTAAAGTTTTTGATTTTAGTTTGAATGGCTTTATACTATTATTCCTTACAGTTAATGGAGAATCTATAGATATGAATTCTGATTTATAGATATTTGTCCTACTCCTAGAGAGTTTTATTGTTGTTGAAGAAATTCTTTTTACAAAATATAATCCCTCGCCACCAGAATCTTCATTAAAAAGTGATGAAGAAATTGCAGTATTTGTTACTTCTTGGCCATCATCATCAGTTGTTGTAGTTATTATCTTTTCTGGTACATAGTAAACAGCATCTCCAGTATAAAATCCATGGTCTTTTCCTGAAGAAATTTTTAATTCCTCACCAAAAAATACTCCAGAAAATGTAACAGATCTATCTGAAGTTTCTATAGGTTGGGATTCATAGTGAGGAATTGATGGTGATGCAATAATATACTCATCTCTATCGACTTTCGACTGATATACATTTTGTACATTTGTAGTATAGAAAGAAGATTCTGGGAAAAAACTAGAAGATAACTTTAATAAATTTCTTTTAAACGTATATCTCTTGGTTAAAGAAAGATTTCCTTGTCCTTTAATAACAATAGATTTAGATGATGGAATATCAATAATAGATGAATACTTTGATATACCATCATTTGAAGTAATTGTTCCAATATCTCCTAATTTAAAGTAATGATCGACATTCAGATTAACTCTGTATGTATTGTCAGAACTATCTACAAGGACAATATTTTTTACCTTATATATTGGTGATACATTGTAAAACCAATTTTTTGTTAGTGCGTTATCAACTGATGCGCCAAGTGTTTTTATTTGAGCAACGTCTCCGCTTTTATAATATCTTGAATTGTCTGAAAAATTTATCTCATTTAAAACAGAATTTATTCTAACTTTAATTTCTTGATCATCAAATGACGCACAAGCAAACGTATTTATTCCGACTACAGATTTATCTAAAATAGTCCCAGATACATTTGTACAGTTAAAAAATTGATTTAAAGATTTTGATGTATATGAAACTATTCCAATAGACTCATCATCATACGTTAAGTACAATTCTCCAGGACAATCAAACCCAACAGTGGAATCAACGGTTATAACAGTTGATCCGGAAGATACTCGATCTATTACTTGAGTCTTAGGATATACTGAAAATTCGCCGTATATAGCACCTCTAACACCAATATCTCTATTATATCCAGCATCTAACTTGAGTTTGTAATAAGTTTCTCCAACACCAACTCTTACTTCCTCAACGTCAGTAATAGGAGCATATGCATAATTTATATTTTTCCCATAACTACCTTGATATAAAGTTCTATCTTTTAAGTCATTTGGATTACCCTCTATGGGTTCGACAATAAGGTTATCTGTTATTTTATACTGGGCATTTGATGGAGTTGACAAAAACTCTGATGGCCTAATAATTTTTACCTCTTCATTGTATAATGATTTAAATAAGACCTCAAAACCCCTATCAGTTCCCTTACTTAGATAAAAATCCTTTGCATTTTTGATGAAAATGTTTTCATTAAGATTTTGAGTAAATTCTCTATTTTCTAGTCCTGGAATAAGTTGTATTTTTGTTTTTGTCAAAAATTCTTTGAGAAAAAGGCAACTTAAGTTTACGATTTCCGATCCAGACTCGTGAGAAGAAGCCTCTGTAGATTTAAATACAAGTTCTTCAGGATTTACCTCTCCTCTATACGATTCTACCCCACTAAATCCTCTAATACACCCAGTAAATGAAAAATCAGTTTTTCCGGTATATGTTATGATCTCATTTCCAATTTTTAAGAGGCCATACGAATCTGGAAACTGATTTGTTCCAGTATATGATTCTGTAGCATCTACGGTGATGATTGTATCATCAAAATCAATGTTAGATGCTAATTTTGCTGAATAAGACAGATTCGTAATATTGTCAAGTTTGATATATTTGTCAATATTTTGAATTAAATCGATTGGTGCTCCTTGATATTCTTGAGCAATATAATACTGCTTCAAAAACTCCGATATTAGGGGGAAATCGTTCCTAACATAGGTTGGTAACTGATTATGAACAATATTATTAAATTGGATTCTTTTTTCTGACATATTTTTTATCTATCCGTCTTTAATATGATGATCCGGAAGATCTTGATCCGGTATTTATTGTTACATTCGAAATTGTTTGGTTTGTCTGAGATATATTTCCTCCCTGTGTATTTGTATTGGTTATATTGGATTTTCCTCCAGGTCTAACAAGATTTCCATCAGGATAACTTGAAGATACAATGTAACTGGAGGCGGATGGGTCCAAACCTGAAGAAATATCGTCAATAATGGTTTCGAAGTTACTATTATTAATATCTAGTTGCAAATAAAGGTCCTGTAATCCAACAACATCATTAGATTTGGGACAAGCTGATATTTCAACAATAGTTTGACCATCCTTGATTTTTCCAGATACTATATTAATTGGATTTATTGTTATCACACCTCTCACATAATCAATTTTACCAATATTTCTCTTTACAATGGTCGGATTTTGGGAATTTTCTGTTGGCACAGTAAAAAGAAACAGAGATCCTGTTTTTCGATCAAAATTTGGGAGGTCTGATATGTAAACATCTTCCGCAAATCCATTAATTCTAAAACAAGATGTTTTAATATTGAATCCTTCCGAAAATTTAACGTAAAATTCATTACCAAAGCCAATTGAGTACTCTGCAATCGTATTGAGAGCGACTCTAAGGTCTCTTCTGATATTTACAGTCGTAATATTTGATGTTATCGACTCATGACTGTCATCTATTATCTTTAAAAACTTACTATATTTCAATCTAGCACCATATTTGTTCAATTCTGTCGATTCTGCATATTTATTTGCATTATTTTGAACAATGCTTGACACATAAGATGCATTTGGAGCTAAATTTGAGTTGTAATAGACTTTTGAGTTGATTTCGACATAAAGATACTTCAAATCTAAGATTTCTGGGACAATTCCAGCAACCGCATACTTCTTTAATTTGAGTTTTATGTTTTCTTTTGCTAAATTTGATAAAAAATCACCTGTTCTTGGTTTTATACTGATAAAAACCTTACCGTATTGTGGAGGAACTACTTCTTCTCCACCAAAAACCGAAATTGACTCTGTTTCTGGGTAAATTTTTGATGGAATTAGAGTTTCATAGTCATCAGAAGTGACAGCCCTGTTCTGAGTCGCGTATATTTTTGGTGCAAACTTACGAATCGACTCCACACTTTCAATATTTTGTCCTCCAGAGGATGGAGAAATGGTAGTTACGAGAGAAATACCCGTTGTTACCGTATATTCTACACCATTTCTATTATATGAGAGTCTTCCAGAGAATGAAAATTGACTGACACCATTAGCACTGTCTCCATTTGAAGAAATATAGTCAATTGTTATAAAATTACCTTCTTCTAAAGAGTGCCCAAAGATGCCATCACCAAAGAAAATCTCATATCTTTCACCTTCAATCTCCTGTAAGAAGAAAATCTTTGAATCTGAATCAATTTCCAGCAAATTATCCTTTAACGTGTACTTAACTCTGGATGTAGATTGTTCATTACTCTTTACTGCAACATTAATCAGGTCCGTATCTATACCAGAATTTGGTAAAATAAACTTTTGATTTGGATTTCTTGATGTAAATGTAAAATTTGAAGTTAAGAGGACTCCTTCATGAATGATTACATCATTAAAAGATGCGATTCCATCAAAAACTGGCACCGTTATATCTTCAATTATTGAAAAAACAAAAGAGCTTCCTCCAAATTTTGACGAAGATGCTACTATCGGACCTTTTCTAAGGGTAATTGAAGCGGGTGGTGGAGAAATATTTGTTGTATCTACGAAAAAACTTATTACAGCACTTGCAGATTTTCTAGATCTTGGTAAATATCCAATATTTTTTGCCAAAGATACAACATTTTCCCTCAAAGTTGCGCTATCAATGAAAACTTCATTCGCAACCATATTAGCATTATATGAAGTAATGTATGTATTGTACGCTAATACGTCAAGAATAGACGAAAGATTTGATCCTTCAAAGTCATAATCAGTAAAATTTGAATTTGACTTTAAATAATCTTTTAAAGATGTCTTTACCTGATTAAAATCCAGGTTTGAAAAGTTAACTAATGGCATTTTTACCTGGTTGGTTGCAAGATAAACTGTAATTCTTGTGGAGCAATGTCAACTCCTATGATTCTATAAATGATTTTCACATCAAAACCGTTATTGTCAAAATCTGGGAACACTTCGACTTCAATTAAATTAACTCTGGGTTCAAAGTTTCTTATAGATTGTTCAATTTGGTCTTTAATTTTAATTGCTGAGATGTCATCAATATTCTCGAATAGAATCGAATAGAGTTTAGACCCGAAATCTGGATTAAAAAACTTTTCTCCGGGTTCTGTGAAAACTATATTCTTGATTGACCTTGCAATTGCGTTCTCATTTTTGATGGCAAGAAGATCTTTGTTCAGAGGGTTACTCTGAAACGACATGCTTATGTCTTTAAAACCTTGACTTACCCTTTCTAGAGGCATGAAATATTATTATTCTGACTTATTTATCTTAGTTTTATCAACTTTTTTTGACTTCTTTAAATGTTTATCGCTTGCAAGTTCTGTAATTAGTGTCATGCCAGACTTGATGAAATCTTTACTCTTATCTACAGGAGAGTTAGCCATGAGATTTTCCTCTGATTTGAACAAATCAGAACTTTTTTAGGGGTTCTATCCCAGTAAACTATTTATTTTCTCTCTCTTTCGAAGTTTTCCAGAAATATTCTTCTTCATTACCCATTCCTAAACGATCATATCCACGTTCAACTTGATATTCTATGGTAGACACTTTGAAGTCTGGAGTTTTTGGAGTCTTCGGAGTTAAACTATTGTCATATATTCTTAGTCTATTATTTGGATATAAACAAAACTGACCATTATCTAGTTGAATTAGATTGTGTGATTTATGTTCTGCAGGATTTTCACTTGTTGCATAGTCAACGTAGTCTGGATCATGATGATAATTGTCTATGGTACATACGTAGGATCCCCTCTGAGGTCCATGATCTCTTGTGTAGCACTCAAAGTCCATAGAACCTATAAACTTCTTATCTACGGTCACTACACCGTAGTCCATGCAATTCCAGAATTGTAAGTTTGGAAGATCCATATCTGGATCTGGTGTCTTTGGTTCCGAGAGAAACGCGGCGATTGGTAATTTATCATACATCGCAGCATACTCTGGCAAATATGTCTCAAAATAAAAAGCGCGTCCAGGTATCGACTTAACAGATACCCAAACGCCCTTTACAAATTGTCCGTGTCCACTCTGATGATCCGTAAGATACTCTTTTCGGACCCATACTTCTTCTGAAGGTAAGTTAGAGATTAAACAAGACATATATTAAATTTTATAAACTCTTCTCTTATTTAACCTCTTCCCTGGCCACGGTAACGCTTTCGCGCTTTATTACGAGACGTTGCGGCATATTTGGTATGTTTGCCCGTCCCTTGACGAGTGTTTTTCGGAGTTGGAACAATCAGATCTCCGGTCTTTGAACGCATTGCCATAAGTCTTTACCTCAAATTACACGAGTCTTTTCATGACCGACACGAATGCGTGGGTCGCACCAGATTTCATAACCTGCTTCTTTTGCATCTAGACAGAATGAGACATCCTCGCCGCACATGTCTTGAACTTCACCACTTTCAAATACCTGCATTTTAGGCGCAAACCATGGATAAACCATTTTGTCATTCTCAAATACGCCATTCTTAATCATGACCCATCCAAAGCCTGTGTAATCTACAGTGAATGGTTTCTGACGATTTGCCATGGTTTCCAGTGTTTCATGATTCATGACACCACCATTACCACGGAAGTCTTCTTCGTCCAACCAGTGTGCAACAGAAGATGTTTGACCGTCTTCTGTGCAATACCAACCAGCGGTGATATCACGTTCTTCACCTTCAGCAGGAACTGCAAGATCACAAAGTTGCCAGAACTTCTGAGAGTTAAAGACAATATCACTGTCAATCCACAGTTGATAGTCATACTGCAGTTTACCGTCCCATGGTGCTTGATTAGGACCACGGAGAACATTTGCACCTAAACACTTACAACGTGCGAAGTTCACCATGGATGAATAGTCTTGACTGATCTGAATAGCCATTCCATTCTGTACCAGATCAAAACACATCTGTACAAAGTTTTTTAGAAAGGTATACGAACATCCTCTTCCTGGAAGACAGAATACAATCGTCTTCCCTTTCATACGCTCTTTAATCGCGTCATAGTCCCACTCTTCCTCTTTAGGCGCTGTGGGGGCATTTGCCTTAACAGTAAATCCTTTAGCCATAAGTTTGAATTAACTTCATATCAATTATAACAGTTTATATATGCACTGTCAATCAGATACTATTATCTCCTCATATGACAAATCCTCAACCACATAATCGGTTTTCATGATTCCGACCATACCATTGAGGGTTATCCATGTCTTCTTAAATTGTCCTTCTGTTAGATTCTTGTATAAACACTCATTCTTTGCGTATATGTGATAAACCTTTTGGGGCGAAATTTTTCTGGGCAAAATTTTTTTCTCCGCATCAAAACAAAAGTTGAATTATATATACCTCTCGAATTCGGTCCGTTGTAGGTTAGGGAAGTTGGGTTTTTTTATATACACGCGACGCATCAACGAACGACGATAAACGCCCAACACTGCGATACCTACTGTCAGTATATCAGAGGGATTGAGTGTTGTCAACCCCTCTGCAATCGTGTCAGATCGATGTAGCGTGTTTGTCGTTAATCTTACCTCGATTCGTGTTAGTTCGGAGACCCTTAGTTTGTGTCAAGACTAACAACGAACGACGAGGTGATTGTGGTTTCAAACGTGTGTACTTGATCTGTCCCCGAGTGTCAGCGATCTCAAGATCTAGACGGGACGCTGTAGCGACGTTGGTGATCATCGTATCAATTAAACAGGAGATCTGCGATTTCGTCGATAACCTTCTCGGATTCGATCTCAGCGATAACATCGAGAATGGCAAGGATTTCATTACCGTCAGCGCCGATGTTGAGAAGACCGAGTGCAGTTGAGCGAGACATAATAAAAGAGAAAAGTGTTAGTGAAGAATGAAGACCTGGGACTTACCGATGCAACGCTAACGTGCCCAGGTTACCGATACTTTATCAATTCATACGCATACCTGAGAAGAAAGGAATTGGATGTCCGTTGTAGTTAACGAACCACTGACGATTGCGTTGAAAGACACGTTCACCCGGCAATCCATTCGCTTCGAGTACAGCATTCAGGCGAGATTTGGTGGTCTTCGATTGCTTACCTCCGTCGAATAATTGTATCCAACCTTCGCCGATTCTTGAGATAAGTTTGCCGTAAAGATAGACGTGGGCGATGTCACCGTAGGACTCGACTCTAGTGTTATCGAGCGACCAATCTTTGCCGTCCGCGATTGCTTTGTTCATCAGAGTTTCGATCTTACGCATGATGTGAGAGTGATAGTTGAGTGTTACTTAGAGTACCGATTCTCAGTCTACAATACGGAACAATCCTGCGAGTTTCGATTGCAATGTGTTGAACACGATTGCATCTTCATCAGTGTCAAAATGGTCCTGATACTCACTGAGAGCAGCATCAATCAGGTCCCACTCATCTCCGGAGAAGTAGTCGCGAACGGTGAGAAGATCAGATCGGGTGAGCATGTTTGTTTGTTTCTGTTGGTTTCTTACACCACTGGTACGATCAAGAGGTGAGTAACTTTAAAGCGACTGCGATTACCAACGGTCAGGTGTACTCAGGTCCTCTATATAAGCATCACAATTCTCCGAACCTTCCAACTTAAACAATCGATCCCAGTTGATATTATGCGGGTCGAAGTCACTCATTGCTTCGATTTCCAGGGTGATGCGATACTTACTCTTCTGTGCTTGGTGATAGATAGCAGGCATGGTTGGAAGGGTGGGAGTGTTACTTTGTTATTATAGATCGTCAGAGAGAATCTGTCAATCTACCGCAGACTATTTATGAGTCCTCCTTATATTACGAAGTGTTTTGTGTGGGATTTCTGATTGCGGGGGACTTGACATTTTCGCGGAGTGGTGATAGAATGAGGTCCAAGATCACTATAAGTTCGTACATTTATCAGTGCAATTACTCCGCAGATACTGTCAAACAACCACGGAGTAACTGTCAAGTAACAAGAGAGATAGAAAACGAAAGTATATTTATTAAACCATTTTTAATTGATTTTGAATCATTTTTGTGAGTGATTATACTTAAATTTGTGTGATTTTAGGATAGAAGATCATTCAGAGTTTCTTCACCATAATGATCGAGAATCTCTTCCTTGATTTCTTCCTCTGTCCAGGTTTCTAAATTGTGAGCAACAGTTTCGACAGCGAAAGTAATGAGAGAATCCATATCCATACCATCCACAATCAGGTAGGCATAGTTGTCTTTGAGTTTGTCAAGTTGCTCGTCGTTCATGTTAGTGAGAAAAGTGGAAGTTGTCATGATTGAATGTTAGTTAGAGAGAGTTGCTGATTGAAATTTGCCAGAAGTATAATCATAGACACTGTGTGATACCCAACCGTGATCTGGAGTGTAGATGTAAACATACTCTGCACCACAGTTCTCACATTGCTCGAACAAATCGTCTGTAGTGGTTGCAAGTTGAGGAGGGCAATCCTCACCACGCTCAGAATAATAGAGAGGACGATTGGTTGGGAGTTTCTTCATGTTCCAGTCTGTATCTGACCAGCAGCATGACATGTCTCCACCATCAATCAGATCGGATGCTAACTTACGAGAGTCAAAGTGTTGTCCGAGAGTCTTACCCAACCACTGCGGATAACCATCCCAGTGATGATAAACAGAGACATAGTAACCGGGTTTGTCTGACAGTTGAATTGCGATTCTTGCGTTGGTAGACATGGTTCAGAAAGAAAGAATAGGGTGGTCAGTGTCTAGAACATTTTGTGCATCAGTTGCATACACAAACTCCTTCATAGGATAGTGTTCATCAGTGTCAGAATCATAGACTGTAACGTCTTGCCTCAACTGTTCTGTATTAAGTTGAAGCAGTTGCACCAAAAGTTCAGAATAAGTCATCAAACTAACTCCTGTTGATCAATCGTAGGGGAAAAATGCAGAAGTGGTAGACTGTGTGATGTAAGGAATGTCAAACTCTCCACCGAACATTTGGTAGTAGAGTTCACTGAAGATTGCAAAATCGTCAGGAGTTTCGTCGTTCCAAACTTTGAGGATTTCGGAGTAGGTTTGGTCTGTCATGGTTGAGTGCTTACACTACTGGTACGATCAGGAGGTGAGTAACTTTCAAATCAGAGATTGCAACCTCACGACTTCAGGTGATGTATCATCTACCTGAATTGTGATAATGTGAAAGTAAGGATTGTTCTTCCTACATGCAGCAATCGCATCCTCTCTTGTCTCAGCAATGTAACTCAGAATGTCCCACTGTTGATGACCATTAGGACGGATATGTTCGCCATAGAGATTGAACTTAGTTTCTTGCATGATGTCAATTAACGAGAGAAGATTTCATCGATTGTTTCACCGATCGAACGAGATTCAGGTTCGGGTGATACAAACTCAGCAGCACGATAGAGTGCTTTTGCAGTGAATGTGCGTGCATCGTTGTTCGTCCAAACCAGCACACCAACTAACACAATCAGAATCGTTTTCATGTGAATTTTACGAAGTTTCATGAATTAAGCAATAGATGTCATTTCAAGAAAGACATTCTTCGAGGCGTACATAACAACACCATCAGCGCCTTTGAGACCAATGGATCGCACTTTACCGTTGAAGCACTTAACATCGACAATGCTGTATCGGTTGCCAAAGGGATCTTCAACCTTGCAATCTTTGATCTGTTCAAGAACGGCAGCGGCGCGGATGTCGTCAGGGACAGGGACCATGGTGGAAGTGATTCTCATACAACTGGTACAATCAGAAGGTGAGTAACTTTGAGAATGAAAAAAATCGGCGCTCGCGTCGCTCGAATCTCGGAAACTCTCGGAGAGTTATGTTATTATTCTGAGAAATACTCATCTCCCAGTATATCATTATAGATCTCTTCTGTCCTCTCCTGTTGTTCACCTACGATGTTATTCTTCTGTTCTTGAAGAAACTCTATAGAAGCATTGATCTGCGCGATCTCATCCAGTAGAGTCTGTTTACGCAGTTTAAGTTCCATCATCGAACGATCAAAGTCGAGTTGTGTCATCAGTCTAGTGTAAGATTGGGAACAAAGAGAAAATTATCCGGTTCGTCGTCTTCATCAACAACCCACTCATTCTTGATCGCTTCAGCATCACCCACATTCTCACGAATAAAGGCAAACTTCATCTTTTCAAATAATGTGTCCTCCATGTTATCAATGGAGGTTTGGCGTTCGTCAACATCGTAGTTCATGAGTTTGTGTCAATCAATGTGAATGAGACCGGAGTCAATTAGATGAGCAAGTGTGCGATCGTAATGACCTTGCAACCAAAGGTATGCTTTGTTGTCATAGATCTGTTGGAACAATTCAACAATCTGGTCATTGTCAAGTTCACCAGATTCGTAGGCAAGAATGAGATCAAGCATCGTAACCAAGAGCACGAAGAATAGAACGGCGCATGTCGTAGGCAGTGAATTGATTAGAAAATGTGGCGATCTTAATGTGATCTTTTCTCCAATACAATGCCCAGTCAGTAGAACCCCACACCTGCTTAATCAGAATGGGGTTGTCAATTCCAAGCGGATAGGGTTTCATTCAGTTACCCTCTTGAATGTTGGTCAGATAGTCAACACGAGCAGGTGAAGTATCAGAAGGATTTGATACAGTTTCAACATCAACAGGATTCATGATAGAGGAACTCGTATTCATGTTGACTGTGCAGAACAAAGTCACAAGAGAGAGTGTACCGAAACAAGCACAAAAATACATTGCTTCTGTTGCAAACTCACGAAACTTGGTCATGATGAGAAAAGAATTGGTTTGGTGTGGTGCTTACACTAATAGGACAATCAAGAGGTGAGTAACTTTGAAAACCTGTCATTCTGAGAGTTTTGAGTTTCTCTTAAATGATGGTGGATAAGGAGAATTGCCCAAAACATAATCGACATAGCGTAAGATTTCAGGATCAATCTCAGGAACGTCACGTCCCTCACTCTCGGAGTTGTAATACTCCCAAGAACCATATTTCTCGGGTGAGTACCAGAAATCCTCCCAATCTTTTGGTGAGTTTGTAACGTCTTTAGTCATCACCAGATCTCCGTGAATCGTTTGTGTGTTGCTTTGGACATTTTACCAGATTTGAGCATGTTATCGCAAACATTGCAGAAAACTTGAAACTTTTGTTCACGAGTGAGAGTGTCTGCTCCATCGCATTGTTTCATAATGCGGAGCATTTGTGCTTTGGAAGTAATCATGAGTTTCAGTTAAGAACGTGAACATAATCAACGGATTTGATGCACCAACCTGATGCAGATGTGATCTCCTCGATGAGATCATCCTCATCACATGCCTCCCAGATAGTATTACAAGTTTCTGCAACAATAAGTTCTTGTTCTTCTACTGGCAGTGCTTCATCAGGAAACACATCGTCAGTGAAATCAAACTCAATTTGTGTGACTTGGAATTGCATGGGTTTGTAGATAGAAAGTTTGCGGAGTTGACGATTGGTGTCAGAGAACATAATCAGAGATACAAGAACGAACCATAGGCATCACAAATGTGAGGATTATCTGCTAACTGAGTGATCAGATAGCGGACATACTTAGCAGGTGCTTTGTATGATGCTGGTTTGTAACATTCGCCAGTGTTCTTGTCAACGAACATCCAGCAAGAACGACCTCTCATTTTCTCACCATCACTAACAAGATATGACCAAACTTTGATGTACTTGCGACCAACTTCATACTCAAGTTGAGTATAAACAGAATGACCGGATTCGATCGCATCGACTTTCCACTGATTGTTGAGCACTTCGATGAGTGCTTCGGTCAGGAATTGGGGTTTGGTTTGAGTAACTTGCATTGGTTGAGTGCTTACACTACTGGTACGATCAAGAGGTGAGTAACTTTGGGGTCAGACAGATTGCAGGTACTGATTGTAAAGAATGTCCTCAAACATATATGCCTCTTCTTCTCGTATCTTATCATCAGTGATACCATTTTCGTTCTGCATCACATGCACAAGTTCGTGCAGCAATGTGATGGTAAAATCTTTCTCACTCAGATCATTGTGAATCTGAATGAATTGTTCATCACCATTCTCCTCGGTAAAACCGAAGGCATTGTCATCAGTCAGATCAGTGTGAAACACCTCAACATCTGACTTGACATCATACAACTCACGGAAGAAATCGTAGACCTTGAATGTGAGTTTTGTGTGTTGTGATTTTCCTGATACAAATAGCATCAGTTTCCTCCGTTCTTACACTACTGGTACAATCGAAAGGTGAGTAACTTTCTCAGGACCAACTTTTCTGAATGGTGAAGTTTGCACGAGAAAATGTAGGTCGGTCAACAACTTTGAACACACCATATTGGTTGCTGATAACATAACCTTCGTGCATAGACTCTTCATCACCAATCTTACAGTCAATCAGATCGTCTTCGGTGATATACCAGAAGAGATCGTCCTTCATAGTTGCAACCAACTTCCACAATCGAATGAGATTGATGTCACAATCGTTTTTTTGTGCAATTTCATTCTCGTCCACCTCATAACCATCACGGATGCAGTCGTTGATGGATTTTTTGATTTTTGTTGCTTGCTTGTCATCCACAAACTCACATAGTGTGGACATTTGCTTGGCAAACAAACTCATATCATACAAATCCTCACGGTAGGGATGCAACTTGACCTCAGGTTGCACGATCTTACAATACATCGTATCAGTGATTCTGAACTTTAAGGGATGAGCAACAGCATCACGCAGATCTTTATCAGCAGTGTAATATGTGTGAGGAGCAATGATGATGTTCTCTCGAATTACCTCAGGGAACGTGTAAGTAATCGTATTGGGGCAAAAAGTATCACTACCACCAAACCCAATAAAATCACCTTGAATAATCCCACCGACATCAGGAAGGTAATCAAGGCAATGGTGTAGTATGTCAGCAACAGACCCAGAATGATTCCGATCAATGTCAGTATGCGTTTCATTGATTTTGATTTTGACTTTGTTGAAGACAGATTTTGTTCCCACAAACTTGTTACCAGTTGCAGGATTAGTGCCCCAGACAATAGCAGGAGCACCATCCATTTTCGTGCTGATGTGACTGTCTGGTGCAGCGAACCAATCGAGAACAGAGAGATCACCAGTGAGAATGGCGTCCTCTGGATGTTGTAGATGAGTGTTCTTCATACTACTAATACGATTAAGAGGTGAGTAACATTTAGAGTCAAGAGATGAAGACCTTTTCATACTCCAGAAGTGCGCTGGGAGCATTGATAACATTCGATGCTGGAGTCAGACTACGCTTTGCCCAACTACGCTCATTGCTATGAGTGAAGAGGTCAAGATTTGCACGAACATACTGTTTATCTGTAGGACTCATGATAACATATTCGCCACCATGATTCTTGGTTCCTTCACTACTCAAACGATCATTTTCGTTTGGAGTGACGAGAATAGTTGAACAGCACATAACAAACCACTCACGAAAGACAGAAAAGTCTTCAAATTGTTCGTGATTGTCTAACATAAACCGATAGACAAATTGTGGGCGGAAGCAGTGATCTTTGGTTTTCTTTTCAGACTTAAATGCAGACTCTGTAATCAGTCCAGTTGGAATAGAACAGGAGTGAACCAGATCATAGAAAGGACGAGTGATAGCGCGACCAACATTTGTGTCTTTGCTCTCATCGTTCCACCAACTGATAATCTCAGGATTCATGAAATCAATGTAGCAACGCTTTGCATACACTTCAATCTTTTTTGAACTTGATGCTTTGATCTTATTCATGCGATCAATCGCACCTTGCATTGTGATGATTGATTTAGACATAAAGGAAAAAAAAAACTTTGTGAGATGTGTGCCTCACACTATTGATACAATCAAGAGGTGAGTAACTTTAATTAGCGGCGAATCTCAGAGATAGCAGGTTGACCTTGATTGAACACAACATCAACAACTGCCTGAACCTTGCGAGCGGTGGAAATACCAACAGCATCGTAAGTTGGTACACAAACCAGTCCAAACGTCTTCTGATCGCCTCCCAGACGTATCACACGACCGATTGACTGACTAATACCAATGTAGTCCATGTTGCGCATAAACACAACTGCCTCCAACCCATTGACATTGATACCCTCAGACAGGATACTATGATGGATGCAGACAAACTTCTTATCAGGATCACGACCCCAAGAGTTCAGTGTATCAAAGAACTTTTCACGGTCAACCTTCTCACCATCAACGATTGCACCAGTCTTGGATGTAATTGTCATCCAAGAATAACCGCGTTGAGCGAGTTCAGTACAGAACTGTGACTGAGAGATAAGGTTGATGATCTGTTGAGTTGTACGAGCACAGATCAGAGTCTTGCTGATATTATTGTCATCAATCGTCTCCAATAGATTGTCACAGTCATCAGCAAATACGACCTTACGACCTTTGATCATAGGCAACTGCTTGACTACAACTTTGGGAGGAAGAATGTATCCACCCTCAACCAACTCAGGAGCAGGAACATTGACCAGCACCTGACCATAGACAGAACCATCATTCATGCCAGGTTTAGATACAGTCAGACTGTGCTTTGGTGTCGCAGTGAAGAAGTAACAACGATCAGATTCATTGCTGAAGTGTTCAGTTGCAGGGAAGAAGTTACGCTTGACACTGTTGTGTGCCTCGTCAAAGTATATGTCGTTGACTTCAATATCTGCCTGACGAATACGATCAAGAGAATTATATGTGGTGAAGATAATCAGGTTCTCACCAGCAGTACGAGCACAGTTGGCAAACAGTGCAATCTTTTCTGGATTAGTTGTACTGAAGTGATGTGTCTCGCCACTATGAACGTGCATGATGTGAGTGTAAGAACCATCAACAAGTTCCATAAACTCACTGCACAGTTGTTCAGCAAGAAGAATACGAGGAGCAACAACAACAGTGGTAATACCAGACTGACTGTTGTTCTGTTGATTGATAGTATCCTGAATCATGCAGATGGTTTTACCACCACCTGTGGGGACAATGACTTGACCCTTATCATATGCTGCAAGACGGTCCAGAACACGTTGCTGATGCGGTCGAAGGGTAACAGTCACGAAATAGGGGATGAATACCTGTGGACAGTATAACACACCTTAGAGCGCCTTACAAGACCCTCTCAGGATGTTCGTACAACTAAGACGATCAAGAGGTGAGTAACTTTTATGATCCAGATTTTGCTGCCTTATGTGCTAATCCCAGCAGTCTAGTTCTCTCTGCTCCCTTCGGTGCTCTTCCATGAGTATCTGTAAATCCCTTGATCAATTCTGCCTTCTTTGCTTTCAGTGCAGCACCCTTTTCTTTGTTTCTTGCTGAATCTCTTTCCTTCCTTGTCATACCACCACCGCTCTCATGTTTCCATTTACGATTAGTTCTCGATGGTTCTTTCTTGACTGTGGTTGACTTCTTCGACAATAACTTTGTTGCTGCAGACTCTTTTTCTTTTGATGATGTGGTGTCTTTCTTCACCTCACCACCAGACTTTCTCGCTGCCGCTCTTGCTTGTGCTGCTTTCTTTCTCTCTGCCTTTACCTTATCCGCATATGATTGTTTAACTTCGGCACTGCCTCTTTCTTTTGTTGGTTGTTGTTGTGTTTGTGATTTTGGTTTCTGTTGTCCAGCATCTTTACGTCTTGCTGGTGATTTAACAGGTTCCATCTTACCACCGCCAACTGCCTTCATTCTGCGAGTCATTGATGCTGGTTGTTTACGATCTTTACCAATAGTTTCGCCACCAGTTTTACGAATTTGTGAAGAACCCATGACATCCTTGTCATATACTTCAGTCATAAACTGCACGAACGTCTTCATTCTGTCTACAAAAAAATCTCCTACTATTTAGAATAGTAGGAGATTGGAGTGGGTGTTGCATCAACGTAAGTTCTTCTTTTACACCACTTCATGGTCTCTGCTTCTAGGTCAGAGTAGTGGAAACCCCGGTGTTTATATTATATCACTCCTCTTCTTGTTGTTCAACCTTCTCCTTTACAATACGTGGACCTTTGAACACACGATCTGCTTCATAAAAGAAACTAACTCGTTCACGACGTGCTTGCAGTAGCATATCATATTGAAGTTGTTGATCTTTTGTGAATCGAAAGTCTTGACGACGCCAAGTTTCTTTCAGTTCATTCAGATGTGGTAACACGTTGACAGTTTCGGTAGGAAAATTCATTTTAGTAGTCAATGTTGGAGTTGAGATAGTCTTTGATGTCAAACTTTTCCTCATCTTCGATAAGATCAGCAAGATCTTTTTCAATGTGGTCAAAGTTTACCAGTTCTTCAACTTGTTGTTCGGTCAGATAAGAATTCATGTGATGTGTGATTACAGTAATAAGACAATCAGGAGGTGAGTAACTTTTATTCAATCAGATTATACAACCTCAACTTCACTTACTGGAACCTCTTCTTCGGTAGCATCAACTGTTGGAGCAGATTCTTGTTCTTCAATCATTGCAATCTTTTGTTTGATGTCCTCAATAATTGCAAGACGACGTTCGATACGTTCTTGAATCATTTGTGATGCTACTTGATCCATCTTACGACGTTTCTCCATAGTATTAGCACGACGCTGCTGTTTTGACTCTCGACGATGTGACATAATTAGTCCTCAAATGATTTGGTGTGTGATCTTGATTTGATGAATTCTAACTCATGCCAATAATAACCTTGGCAGACAATTAATACATGATTTTTTCTATGATATGTTCCAGCATCAAGTTGATGTGGAAGTTTATCTGTGACTGCTATCTCAATAGTGAGATATTCATCATCACTATCAATATAGTAAACCCAACCTTCAACATTGTTTCCTTTCCAAATGACGTAATCATCTAGGGCTGGTTTATACATTGTAGATAACACTTTCTAACGGATTGAGATTGAGTTGCATCGCAGTGTAGTTACGAGTATTGTTAATGTCTACCACATCTCCTACTTTATTTGAGTTGATGGGGGCATGATAAGTCGTCGTAATGCTTCCCTTCCTTCCTCGTTTTGTCTTGACGAATCCCCAAATAGTCCTAACATCATCAGAAGTGTAAGAATACTTGCGATGATCCCGTAACCAAATAGCAACCACATTCGTTTTGAAATTGGTTGCTTCATAACTATATCCTTTTGGGGGTTGATGGGGGAAATCATGGGGTAGTTCGACAAGGTTCATCATCGATCAAGAAGGATTCAAATTCTGGATACATTGTAGTCACAATATACTGTGCAAGTGCTTGTGTGGGTGACACTACATAAACCTCCACAGTGTATATGTACGGTTCATCTCCTGGTGTGTCTTGCATGGAAAGTTCTAATTCACATCTCCACACGTTTCCTCTTTTGAGATGTTGATCCCAAGAGATGGTTGCATCAGGTTTCATTTGGTTTTGATGGTGTAAATGGAGTTCTAGTTCTATTTTTGATTACGATAAATGCGTCTTTATTGTTCTTGATGGTTCCTTTGGGTGATGACCACTTGGGATTGTAATCTTCGCCCACATCAATACCACTAACAGAGCGACCCCCAACCTCAACAACAACGTCATCATAGCACTCCCAATTTAACTCTGCAATTTGCTTTGTAAGTTTTTCTGTTATGTTTCTAATAATAGCTTTTGCTCTTCGATTTGTAGTAATCAGATCAAAATCCATTACATTTTCTTCAGGATCAAGTTTGCCAATCATGTCGTAAACTCCTCTACGATTTCAGAATCAAGATTTTCTGACAGTGCATATGTTGGTGCCTTCATGATATTTTCACGAAGACGATTGTAATGCCCTTCATTAAATCCTTCATCTCGCTCAACAATTAAGTCAAAACATTCGTCATCGTTCTCTGCTACCACATTCCAAATACCACCGTATTCTGATGTTGGAAAAGGGACAAAGTGATTCACGATGTAGAAAAACTTCTGAGTCATCATTCTAAGTAAATTACTCCTTGATTTTAGATTGATTTTGTTTTCTTGTCAACTGATTGAGTTGACTTTCAAGTTCAGTTTTGATTGATAATAACTTAAAGTATAAAAACTGTTGACAGTTATTATCTGGGAGCAGGGAAGCGATTTCATCCACACGAAGAATGGCGCTCACCAATCTATCGTGGTCAGTCATGATGTATAAAACTCCACAAGGAAATAATCTACATCAATTCCAAGTTGTTCAGATTCCTTAGCAACTTGTGACCAAAATTCAATCGAAACGGATTGGTCTATCAAACTTGTTAGCTTGATATCCCTCTTTGATTGCCTGGATGATGATGTTGTCATAGGAATGAGAGTGCAATGGTATATTTCTATGTAGAAGATAATCCTCGCAATCTTCCGCAAGAGCCTCTTTTAACTCATGTGGTATTTTTTCAAGAAAAGATCTGTCTATCATATTTTTTTCCTCGTCCAATTTTTGCAACCCCAGTCAGATGAAGTGGAGACAACAGATGACGGACATGGTTGATAAGTACCAAGTCCACCAATGCCATCACGCACACGAATTAACTTAGATTGTTTCTGCACTGTTCCACGTTTATGATCAGTTTTAGGTGGTTTGCTGATCATAGTAAAACTTGGAAAGATTCCAGTACAAGATCCCAATCCAAATTTGCCCGGAGTCCAATGTTTACAAGTTCTACACTTCATCATCAGCAAGTAGCACGACCAATGAGACTACCTGCACCAGCACCCAGAACTGTGCCTAGAATAGTATTTTTAGATTTTTTACCACCAACAGCATAACGACCAGCAAAACCACCACCGAGAGCACCTATACCCATGCGCAGGAGTTTACCATTGCACTGATTCTGTGGTTGATTGATAACAATCGGTTGTTGCTGTTGTTGTGGATATTGTTGTTGATAATAGTTGGTTTGCTGCTGAGGGTAGTGTGGTTGGTGATAACCATGTGCAATATTACCATTCCCAAAAGATCCATAAAAAGAACCGCCATAACTTGCGGGAGCAGCACTTCCAGGAGCAGTCTGTGCTTGATCACATCCAACTTTACGACGCTTATTCTTTACCTTTGCACTCACATAATGACCATTAGCTTTGTAGTATCCAGGAACATACCGCTCTACATTCTCGTAGCAGTGTTGTTCATGAAATACCTGATACTCCGCTTGAGCAGCAACTCCAGAAAATGATGCTGTGGTAAGAAGAACAGGAAGAATGAATGTTGAGAGTTTCATCGTTGATTTTTGTTCATGAACCAATCATACATGAGTTGATCTGTTTTGTAAAGGCCCCTATGACACTACTTAATGTGGTTCAGTCCCGGTCTACCAGAGGTGTCCACTCGAAACCATAGTCACTGTCGTTTCTAACTTTCTTACGAATTTTTTTCAATCCCTTGAGTTCATCTTTGATTTGTTGATATGCATCCTCAGCAGTAATTCTACCACCAAGTTCCATTGCACAAATTATTTCTACTCGATTACCAAAAAATGATAATGCTCTCTCAAATCCATCTAAATCATCATACATTTTTTTCTCCTCCTTTGATGTGGTAAATGACTGGTTGTATTCTGTCAATACGTTGATCAAGTCTATCTTCCAACTCAGTTAGAGATGCAGAGAGAGAATCATTTTCTCTTTCTAAGTATTCTACACGGTCTTCCAATTCTAAAATCAAATCTATCAAACTTCCATCATCAATCTTTACACTAGGGTCAAAGAATCTCTGAATAAACTTAATCATAAGGTATTGCTCATTCTATTACTATTTACCAACTTCTGAATACCCAATAAAGTGGAGAAAGGAATCCATGCAGGTTCTTCATCATCAAACTGTACCTGTACCTCAGTTACAATAACTTGATGAAATCTATCAAACTTTTCTCTTGTATTTTTTACGTAAGATAAAGGGTTTTCCATCACAATTCTCTACTTTAATATTTCTTGGCTTTAAATTATACCTATCTATATGTTTTTGTAAATGATCTTCGCACTGAAAATGGCAGATTATGTCTGAATTAGAACATTCTAATCGCCATGGAAATGATGCATGTGGAAATTTCATAGATCCTCTAGGATTGAGAAGGTTTGGTCTCATCATCTTTAACATCGCCTAACACATTTACAATACAACCTGACCAGTTTCTTGCAGCTTCGAACCATACTGCACGAAGATGCTCATAATCTTGAAAGACTAATGTTCTACCTGTGGGAAGAATTAACTCATAGGTGTGTCGATCATAAGGTTCATCTGATGTTTGTTTGAAATATCGTGAGTCTGATGGTTTGATTAACTTAGTCATTCTGCGGACCTCCATTGTTTACGCATTTGTTGATACTGAGAGTCATATGCTGCTTTATCTCTTACTTCTTTGAAGATTCTTGCAGCCTTCGCCTTGATATTGTGTAGTGCATCTGTCTCCTGGGGTCTAATGGTACCGTCTTTAGAATACTTTTTTCCACTAGAATGATTTGCATACCTGCGGGCGCGTGTAAAACCCATTTCAAGGAATTTCCGTGCCATGTCCATACCAATGAAGTCTCCAGCGTCTCTATACTCACAGAACATGGAGTATATCTTAGCAGAAGATTTGCGAGCGGTAGTCTCATCTACAAACCTCCAATGAGCGCAAATGTCGTTAGTGTAAGGCCGTACCAATAACACTCCTTGTTCTCCCCTTCCAATGCGATAAAGTTTGCGAGTTTCTGCATCTGTGAAGTCAAGTGTTTTGTAATCGAGTTCATAATCAAATTCCTTCATGTCAGGTCAAACGAAAACGATAATCTTTAAGTCTTTGAATCAGTTGTGAATGATTTGTCACACCAGGTGCAATCATTTCTCTTGCTCTCGCCACATCATGTTGAGACATTGTTTCCAATGACTTAATAAGATGATCCACTTCTTGAAGTGATAAATTCATGTGAAATTGTGAATTAATACCAACGTTTAGATTTAAGATATTCAAGGACATCAGCCCTTACATCCATTAATTCATGATAACATCGTTGATTATGAGCACATTGACGTAGTGCAGGGTCTGGTTTCAGAACTGATTCAATGAACAAATCAAGTCCACGATTCCATTTCTCTTGTTTTGATTCATTGTCTTCAATGGGGTACTGATCTTTCATTTGTTTCTATTTTTGGGTTTACATTTTGGATGGAAAATCATTTGACAAGATCCCAATGATCGTCAGCACTTTCATTCATCCAAAAGAAGTATTTACCACTAATAGATGCAAGAAAGATTTTACCACTCTCACGTTTCTCTACACGACATCCATGTAAAGAACACATCTCATTAGCAAATCGATTCTTAGCTTTACGGGACTTTGGTTTTACAAAGAGAATCTCAGTTTTAGCCATAATGTCATTGAACCTCCACAAAGGTTATTGTATCAGGAAAGTAAAGGGGTGTCAAGAGAGTGCTTGAATTGCAACAGAGGTGACTCTTGTACCCCAGTTGAGCATCCATACAAATGAGGCAATAAAGATCAGTTTCTCAGTGGCGGTCATTGACGTGTCGTTTATGTCCAGATATAATAAGACCCCCACCAGAACTGGTAGAGGTCTTGTGTGCCACTTTTTTGGGTGGTTTTTATGTAATAATATAGATCAAGGAGTTGGTATGTCAGTTTTATTTGCAGAAAGAATATTACTTCCTACATCTGTATTTGTGAAGGATGACATGGACATAGATGTGCTCTTGGCACTATAGATAGAGGATCCATTTTTGAAATATGCGGTGGAACTAGACACAGTAACATGAGTCGCATCTTCCCAAATAAAATTACCATAAGAAGTATTATAAGTGCCCGTCAAACCTCCAGTTGAAGGAAGTTGACATACAATAGTTTTTACATCACCATAAGTGTAAGAATAGAGTATGATATTATCATTTCTATTGAGTCTTACTTCAGCATTAGGATTGATTTCTGTATTGGAATGTCTAAATGATCTCTTCCACACCAGTGTTCCATCTGATGTATGTTTGGTAATAATAATACCACTATTAGTTCTTCTATCCTGGAAGGCGCTGACTATATTTCCAGAAGAATCAATATTAACCTGCAGTGGATAATGTGGGTTGTTACTACTAATTTCACTTTGCCACTGAATTTCGTCAGAAGAATTTAATTTAAGTAAACCACTTCTCATCCCAGATACATCACGTCTATAAGTAATGTATTTATTACCAGAACCGTCAACAGCTATATCGCCGAAATGGTCTTCATCAGCAATACTATTATCAACACTGCTGTTGAAGTCACTGACACTTTGTAATACGCCAGATGAATTATACTTTACAACGCCAGGTGTGCGCTTCGATCCATTCCAAGAGTTGATAACAAAGTGGATATTATCATCACTGTCTGTAAAAGGTTCACATTCAAAAGCCAACGTTGTTGTATCACCACTTGTTCTTCCAATTGATGAATAAAAAGTTTGTGATCCATTACTAGAAATTTGAGTTACAAATGTATGTGACCCAGAATTTTGGTCGTCTTTACCAAACATTACCAATTCACCAGAAGATGTTAAAGTAGTTCCATATGAGTAATTATTTGAATTTGATACACCCAACTTTTTGCTCCATTGAAGAATTCCATCAGAATTAAATTTGGAGACAAGCATTCCCAAATCACCCTGTGCTGTTACAAATATTTCAGATCCATCTGGGGTAACGGAAACAGTTCTACTTTCAAGTGGGTAAGTTCTATCGCCTGGAATATTATATGTCATATACTTTTGCCATTTGATAACACCATTTGAATCTAATTTAACCAATGACATTCCCTTGTATCCACTGCCACCAGCACTATATCTAATTGATATAACGTATATATTTCCATTATCATCACTGTCTATACCTTCTGCATATTCATAGTCCCATCCATTAGTGTTAAATAAATCAATCCAGAATGAATCAACATAAAGTGCTCTAGTTACAAAATAAGTAACATCAGACCACTCGGATTCTTGACCCAGTGCGGTGTACTTAGTTCTAGTATAATATCCAGTTTCTCTTTCAAAGACGAAACTTGGACCTGCTTGTGTACCAGTTGCTGAAAGTGCAGTGGTTGCGGTCTGTACATTTTGTGTGAAGTTCTCATCAGTCGCAATCTCCCATATTGCATTGCCCCAAGTGCTAACAGGTTTTTCTGCAGACGGTGCAGAAGATGTCAATACAATATTCTCGGCTCTTATTGCATCTGGATTATCTTTAGTGTCAGAATCTGTACCCTGAATCTTCATTCCGGTTGACCATGTACCAGTTGTATTTGACAGAGCAATCGTATTACCTGAAGATGATGATACTGTTCCTGATGCATAAATGTCTGATGTAATATCCATTTCTGGATTTTTTGCAATAGCGATGTAGATGGTTTGTCTATTACTTGCGTTGGCCGAACTACCTGCTGTAAATCCAGTACTTGTTAATGAATGAAACTCATTAAAGGAATTATCTGGGCTAAGTTCATTAGGTTGTGAGAATGCATTATGAGTACCCGAATCAGTTTTTCTTTCTGAATCTATAATCATCCAACCTTGATCTAGGTTTTTAGGTTTTGTTATCAATAATCCTGTTTCAAATCCAAGATTAATTGTTTGTGAACTGCTACCATTGCCAGTGTATAGGCCACACTTAATCAGACCAGGTGTATCCTCTGCGAAGAGATAAGCGACAAATTGATCGCCTACATTTCCGAAAGTGTTATGAGAAATTGGATCAATAAAAAACTGAGTAGAAGTGGGTGCTGATGGGAAACCATTGCGAGTGGCTTGATCCTGATATCCGTCCAATTCTAGAAGTTTACCAGAATCTAAATCTTTATGATAGACCTGCCAAGAAGTACCACCATTCAGTTTTTTAACTATTATACATCCAGGAACTGAACCTAGGTTGTGATCAATTGCACTGACACCACTTTGAGAGGTATAAGTCACAATGTCCAAAAATCCGGGTGCTGCACGGAAGTTCCAGGCAACATAATTAAGGTTTGTGGAGTTCATGGGGCCAGTATTGGCGTTTGAATCAGCAGAAACTGTAAAACCATTTGCAGTAAATCCACTAAAGTCTCCAACCCCATATGATCCAACACTGTTACTAACGTTGGAAAACAAAATGCTTGGATTCCCGATAATGTTATCTACAGCAGGAGTATATAACCTGTGACTATTTGAGTAATTTCTAGATTTAGTCCAAATTAAAGTATTTGCTGTATTATCAATTCCTGTCACAATTTCGTGAGCTGAACCTGTACCACTCCAAAGAGTCGTAGTAAACACCGGAGCAGTAACTGTACCAGTAACAGCAGTATCAGCTTGAACTGTCTCACCAATAGTCAAAGCTTGATCAATTGTTACTCCTACTAAACTTCCATCAGATACTTTTGATACTGTAGTGTCCGTGAGAGTTAGGTTTATTGTATCTTCGTCAAATCCTGATGCGGTTGCAATGAAAGCTGGGCCAGTTACAGAATAACCAGTAGTCCAGGAGCTTGCATCAATGATAGCTGTATTGGTCGAAGGATCCGCATCAGCTGTCAGTTTTGCAGTTGGAGCACCTGACAAACCAGTCGGACTTCCGATTGCCACATAAGTATAAGTGTATCCAGATGAATTCAAATATGAACTATTACTATCTAAACTAAATCCCGAATCACTGAAACTAACAGTCATTGGATAACCTGCGTCCCATTTATTGGGCCAGATCAATTCACCAGGACGTGATGAATCAGCAATTACCCAATTAGTTTCATCATAAGTAGAAGACTTAATAAGTACCCAATGGGGTCTAAAACCAACATTAACTGACGTACCTACGCCTGATCCTGTATAACTTCCACACTTGATTTCATTAGAAGGATTATCTGCAAACAGGTAGGCTACATACTCTTCACCAGTAAGGTTAAAAGCTGGATGAGCAGGGAAATTTGTAGTCGTTGGTCCAGTGCCCCACAATGAAGTGTCTAATCTAGAATCGGTTGTATTTAGATAGAGATTATATCCAGTTCCCGCGTCTTTGTGGTATACAGACCAATCTGAACTAGTATTTAGTTTCTTCCAAATCATTACTGCAGGTGAGCTTCCAAGGGAGTGGCTTATATTTCGTGTTCCAGATCCATCACCCGACCAAGTCACAATGTCAAAGAACCCCGGCGCTTTGCGGAAGCTCCACATAACATGGTCTGCACCACTAGCATTAATCGAGTTGTCATTATTAACAGTAAAACCGTCACTATTAAATGAAAGACCTTCTACGGCTGTAAAGGCATCACCAGACGTATTGGTGAGCAATCTTGAGTTAGCTCCCCTCTCTGTGTCAAATAACCAATGATTGCCATCAGCACTTCGTTTTTTTAACCAAACTAATCCACCTTGACCTGCTAAATCAATTCCATTATTGATTGCCTGTGTGCTACTATTGCCAGTATAAGTATCTACACTAAATGTAGATACTAATGTTTGTGGAATATCTGAACTAATCGTCATTCCAGATGTTAATTGATCAAGATTGGTATTATCTTGGAATGTAAGTTGAGTTGTGTCTGGAGACAGAACTGGAAGACCATTTGCGTCATTTCCCGCAACAGCCAAATAGATATATGTGCTTCCGGCTTGGTTTATATGGGTATCACTACCTTTAACGTGAATGCCAGTGGAATTGTTATTAATATATTCGGAATTACTACCATCTAAATGAGTAGCATCAGCAGGTCTCCAGAATCTTTGCTCACCCATCATAAAAGTATTTGCGGCAAGCCAGTTACGACCATTATTTGTTATTCCGCCACTGTTATGAGCTTCTTTAATAAGTACAAAATGGGGTGCGAAACCTATGTCGTTTACAAAATTATCGTGACCGTTGCCAGTATACGTACCACACTTTACTTTACCAGGAGTATCTTCGGCAAAGACATAAGCAACATACTCACCAGTTTGGGTACTTAAAGTATTTTCGTTTATTCCAAAATCTGTTGTTGTGGGAGCTGATCCCCACGCGGGTGTCGCCGCAGGAGTCCACTCCCATCTATTACTATTGTTGAGATTTGCATAATACTGAACCCCTTTGTAAGTATGGAAAACATACCAGTCTTGGTTACCATCAACTCTTTTTACGATAATCATTCCAGGAACACTGCCCAATGAGTGTGGAATGCGACGATCGGTGCTGGCTGTGCCCGTACCGTTCCAAGTCACAATATCCAATAAGCCGGGCGATACACCAATTTCCGTAGCGTAGGCTTTTCCGTTCCCTACTTCAGTTCCTAGGGATGCAATATCGTAGGGTAACCGAGTAAATCCTTCCCCAAACTCTACGCCACCACTAAACAAATTGGAGTTATCAGCAGCATCTGTAAATAAAGTCCGTCCATTAAGAACTACACTATCACTGATAGCATTATTGCTATTATTATTTGTTTTAATCCACAACATGCGATCCCCTAATGGCATACTATTGCTAGGATGCATATTAGCTGCAGAATTAATAAGTTTGGGCGAGCCAACGCTAGTGCCATTGGGATATGTAAACGTATAGTTTGTAACTAAACTAGATCCAGCGATAGGTGTCGTTGTGGTTACATTAGATGTTGTAGGTGTTATTATATTACCACTAGCATCAACCATCTCCAGAGGAGCAGTAATACTTGTTAAATCTACTGCAGATGAAAAACTAATTGTAGATCCATCTACTGATGCAATATCAGAAGGTATGATTGTAGAGTTTGCATCTTTTATGTAAGAACCAGGAATAAAGGATCCGCTTGTACCAGTTAAAGTAATACTACCGGTGCCAACATTTGTAATCGCACTTGATTCTGCATTATAATCAAAATCAGGAACTCCGGTATCATCTGCAGGAGAGAATACTGTTGGTTTGAGTATATTCAGAACGATAGAAGCTAAAAAAGCAGGTGATGCAATACCACCACCCATTCCAATGAGACTAACCAGTGGCATTTCTTTCTTTTGCCATTTATTATCGAACATGTTTTTTATCTCCTATATCAAGCGAAGTTGGATGAATTTGCGAGAACTGTATATGTGCTGTCCGCTGTCTTGATTACTTGCAGTGTATAAACATCGATACCTGATGCACCACCTTCTGATGGAGCAATACCGCCACTCCACATCGGTGTAACTGATGCGCCGTCGATTGTCATTGATGACATATACCCAGATGTTGACGCTGTTACCATGATGACAACTGAGATTGCTTCTCCAACTGCCATGATTTGATTCACACTCTTACCAGATACTGATAAGTTTGGAATTGCTTGCGCAGCTTCTTGTGTCGTGAAATAATGAATCATTCCATTGGAAAGATCGATGTCAGAAGCAGAACCAAGCGTTCCCGCAACAATATTAACACTCTCACAAAGTTGACCAGCAGTAAAACGAACGCCAGAAAGAACTGAGTCATTCGTAACAGTCAGTGCTTCAAGTGTTGGACCACCATTACCGGCTTTATTCTTAATTAAATTTACATTTAACTGTGACATTTTTATATTCCTTTTATTAGTGGATGAGTGAGAGTGGGTGTTGAATCAGGTAATAATTAAAGAAGCATCATCATCGAGTGTGATGACCGTGGACTCTCCAATGGTAACTTCTGGTCCATAGAGAGCACTATTGGTACCTGCTGGAAGAGTTACACTTGAGTTAAGAACCTTTGGATTGGTGATAATATATCCTTCACTAACATCATCATTCGCAAGACCACCACCAATGGAAGATCCATCTGCTTTTCTAAAATCTGTTGCAGTGATGATTCCAACATTAGCAAGATTTCGACTTGCATCAATGATTACTTCATCGGAAATTTTGAACGACATATTTCTGAATGTGTAGGGGGTTTCCTTAAGTTATTTAGTCTTACGACGTTTTTGTCTGATTGCCAATGACTAGAAATTCAGCATCTCCAGTCTTCAAAATAGTGAATGTATAAATGTCAACGCCACTCGATCCACCATCAGTTGGAGCACCGTTAACCCAGTTAATTGTTTCTGCGGACCCACCATCAATCGTGAGACCATCAATGTAATAACTTGCATTATCTACAGCAGTAATTGCATTGACTGTGATTGCCTCTCCGGCAGACATTTTATTATTCACACCCATTGCACAATACAAATTGAGTGATGTAGTTGATCCTAATGTATTGCTACGATAATCAACCATTCCAGTATCTAAGTCGATTTGATTGTCAGTATTGAAATCTAATGCAGAGAAGTTAAATGTTTCTTTGATTAAGTTTCCTCCATCAAAGTGAGCTCCCCTAAATGTTGAAATGCCCGCAAGAACTTGAATACCACTTCTTGCGGTAATCAACCCAACAGCATCAATATTGGTGACATCTTCATATGTTAAGAGTCCCCCAATCGTAGCATTTCCAGTGATGTTGATGTCACCATCTCCACTCAGAGTCTTACCGGCAGGAAGTGTTGCACCTTCTTTCAGTTCAACAGCACCTGTACCTGGTTCGTCAACTATTTTATTAACTCTAATTTCTGACATTAGTATGAAAACTCCTTATATTCTATTTATGTAAAAATACCAAGTGTATTTGTTCTCATAACAGTATCATCCGCAATTGTGAGAATTGCATTTGGACCAACATGAATATCTTTTGCAAGAGTGAACGCAATGTATCCATGCTCTTCGTCAGATTCAATAGTTTCAAATGCTGATGGAGGAACTTCTAGGATTTTTGGTGTCTTAAATACATGCTTTAATGCAGATTGTGGATGAGATGATAGAGCAATTCCAACTCCACCTCCGCCAGATTCGATAGTAGAACCGTCAGATTTCTTAAAATCTGTAGCGGTAACAACTCCAGCAAAGTTTGCACCATTATCAAATGAATCACCAATAAGTTGTACTCTTGTTTGAGACATTATGATTAGAACTTTATTGATTATTTATTCATAAAAAAAGGGGGACTTTCGTCCCCCCATAAAGTTATTCAGATGAGATCAAGAATCACTTCTTGAGTTCGTCGATTTCTTCCTTCAGAGACTTGACAGCCTCGATCAAGATACCGACCAGACCGTTATAGTTAACGGACTTGTACTCACCTTGACCAACCAGTTGTGGAGCAACTTGCTCGACATTCTGAGCGGAAACGCCCATTGCTGCCTTGCCGTTGTTCTTCCAATTCCAGTTGATACCCTCAAGGTTCTGGATCATTTCCATCGCGTTGTCGATGATGGAAATGTCCTGCTTGAGTGTGATGTCAGATGTTGCGTTGAAGTTTTGTGCTTCAACACCTGCGCTATTAATCTTCGCAGCCTGAGCACCATTACAGACTACAGATACTTCACCATCTGATGGGCATCTGAACCCTGTATCTGGATCAGCAGCAAATGACAGTTCAGGAGTTCCATTACTTCCGGAAGGAAGAATGACTCTTGCACCTTCATTCTGCAGTTTGATCCACTGACCAGCATGTGAGTAATAAGCCGCACCGGTTGTGTGGACGTGCGCGAACATACCGTGATATGTAGATGCGCTTGGCAGATCTGCCTCGGTCATATAGAGGTTAGAATATGTAATCTTGTTAGATCCCATATCCAGATCGCCTGTCATTGTTCCGCCAGTTGTCGCGAGACGACTTGACAGATCAGGTGAAGCACTTGCAACCTGAGCGTCAACATATGACTTGTTAGCCAGATGAGCCGCGTCAGTTGGCAGAGTTGCAGCAGTTACGTTTCCACCGAAAGTAGCAGTACCATCAACACCAATAGTTGTAGTATCACCACTACCAGCAGATTGAATTGTTGCAACTGCTGTACTAATCTTACCATCATTTAAATGAGCTGTATTGGAATAACCATTGACACGGACGCGAACTTCTGATGTGACAGAAATTGGTGCTTCAGGTACAAATGTAATTATACCATCGGCAGCACCTGGAACCGCATAAGTGTAAGTTATGCCATCTTTCAACTTCTCGCCTTCTCTGGTAGATGCTAACCATCCACTGTCGGATGTAACAGTACCACCTGTTACAGGGAGACCATCAACCTCAATAGCAGATGCAAATACGTAGGAGCCAGGTTTTTGGAAGGTGATTTGTGTAAGAGTTCCTTGACCACTAAATACGGTGATCCATCCCAAGTTCTGGCCACCCGCAACCTCACGAGTTGCTGTATAATCAGTCGTTGTGACTGGTTGACTCATAACAATGTCGCCAGACATTGTTCCACCAGTTACCTCAAGGCGACTGGACATATCAGGTGTTGCACTGTCAACATACTGCTTGGTTGCAGCCTCCATGTTAGTCTGAGGATCACTGGCAAGTGTCAGTGTTCCTGTCATTGTTCCACCAGTCTTCGCGAGGAGACCGGAGTTATCAATGGCAGCAATTTGTGCAGCAACATGTTCAGCATCAACCTTAGTCGCAACTTGTGCATTGACGTAGGTTGTATCTGCCTTATCAGCCAGTTGAGTATTGACGAATGAAACATCCGCCTTACCTTGTGCAACGTCATCAACGTACTTCTTGGTTGAAGCTTGGTTGTCCTGAGTAGGCATACCATTAAGAATCAGATCACCAGTCAGTGTACCACCATCCTTACTCAGTTTGGCAGCATTAACAGCAGCGATTTGATCGTCAACGAACTTCTTAGAAGTTACGTCATCATCATTAGTGAGAAGAGAAGTAGCAACTGTCTTAACTCTCTTTCTGTTACCCAGACGATCCTTAAATTCGATCTCGCCATCACCAGCCTTGGTCATGACAGTACCGTTCAGATCGATCTCGTCAGTTTCTGGATTGATGGTGATCGTTCCAGTACCGATGTCCAGTTGACCTGTGACACGCATTGTACCTTCGACAACAACGTCGGAAGTATATGTCGTACCCGTACCAACCTTCAGAGGACCCAGTTCAGCAGTTGTACTTGTGACGTTTGTGCCAGAGATTACACTAGCACCAGTTACATCACCAGTTACGTTACCAGTTACGTTACCAACGAATTCGGATGCTTGCATTGCCTTGTTAGCGACCCATCTGTCGTCAGAAGAATCGTATGTGAAGGTTGCGTTAGCACCAGCAACTGTCAGACCAGCACCATCTGCCTGTGAAGCATTTGCTGCATTGCCTGCGAGTGTGAGGTTAACGTCGTCAATCTCAACGGAAGTTGAGTTGATTGTGGTTGTTGTACCCTTGACTTCAAGGTTACCCAGAATGTAAACATCGCCAGTGTTATCACCGATTCCTGAAGGATCGATTGTGATTGAGGAAGGTCCAGTAATGGATGTTCCAGAGACGATGATTGACTGTCCGAGATCGCCAGTTGCAAATGTTGTTGCAGTGACGATACCAGCGAAGTTGCCTGTACCTGCACTACTTGCAGCAATTGCACTATCAACGTAGCCCTTATTGGCCGCGTGGAAGTCAGCGTTAGGAGCACCTGCGAGTACCAGGGATCCTGTCAGTGTACCACCTGCGAGAGGCAGTCTTGTTGCGATGTTGTCATCAGTGTACTTCTTAGTAGCAGCCTGATTGTCTACGCTAGGAGCACCATTCAGTACCAGATCACCGGTCATGACGGCACCAGACTTGCTGACCAGCAGGTCATCTTGGTTGTCAACATAACGCTTTGTCGCAGCGTGCAGATCCAGAGCTGGATCAGCGTGCAGTGACAGGAATCCGGACATTGAACCGCCAGCAGTCTCAAGATTATCGATGTTGTTAATCTGAGTTGTGACGAATGAAGTGGTTGCATATCCTGCATCGTTAGCAAGATCAGAAACTACGAGAGTTCCTTGACCCAAACTATCGACCAGAGCAGGTACGTTAGTGAAGTTTGCATAGTTCAGATAGTATGCACCAGTGTTTCCATCGAGTTGGGATGCATTGGTTGCTGTAGCAGCGTTACCAGATGTATCTTGGGTACCAGCGATACTTACACCAGGCAGATCGATTGAATAAGTTCCATCAAAGTAGACTCCACCGAGTGTACGTCCATTTTGCAGTTTTGTTGCAGTTGCAGCATTTCCAGATGTATTCTGGTTACCAGCAACGTTTACACCAGGCAGATCGATTGATGCAGATCCGTCGAAGGATACACCACCGATTGTTCTTGCAGTTGCGAGAACAGTAGCAGAATCAGCATTACCTGTTGTATTCTGATTACCTGTTGCATTAACACCTGGCAGAGTGATTGATGCAGAACCATCGAATGATACGCCACCAATGTTGACAGGAACAGCAAGTTTGGTTGCAGTTGTCGAAGCACTTGCATTAGTTGCGAATGTTGCAGTTGCAGCGTTACCTGAAGTATCCTGAGTACCTGGGAGGTTTACACCTGGCAGGTCGATTGATGAACCACCATCAAATGCAACACCACCGACGTTGATTACAGATGCCAAGGCAGATGCTGTAGCAGCATTACCGGAGGTATTCTGATTACCAGCGATGTTTACACCAGGGAGGTTGATTGGAGCAGAACCATCGAACAGTACACCACCAACGTTGACAGCAGTTGTCAGACGATCAGCAGTTGTTGCGATTCCAGCGTTGATTGCATAGGTTGCAGTTGCAGCCAATGTAGCGGTATCAGCATTACCTTCCAGGGCACCAACAAACTTGGTGTTAGCAGTAATAGTTGTACCAGTTACAGGTGCAGGTGTGGAACCAGCGCCACCAACTTCACCATCAACAGCACCGATAAACTTGTTAGCGGTGAGTTCGCCTGTAACAGTTGTGTTACCGGACTTAGGCATCAGATGTGAATCATCGAATGCAGGGATTGCAGCGATGTCTTGATCGATTTCTGCTTGGAGTTCACTCTTCGCAGTAGCGATTGCAGCATCTCTTGCGATTACCTCAGCATCAATTGCGTTGGTAAGTGCAGTTGCGGTTGTTGGATCAGACTCCAGAGTATCCAGTCTACCGGACAATGCTATATCAGCATTTGCGCGAGTAGTTGCTTCTGAGGAAAGCGCAGTTGCAGTTGTAGGATCAACTTCCAGTGCATCCAGTCTGCCAGAAAGTGCTGTATCAGCATTTGCACGGGTTGATGCTTCTGAACTCAGAGCAGTTGCGGTTGTTGGATCAGCTTCAAGAGTATCCAGTCTACTAGACAGAGCGTTATCAGCGTTCAGTCTTGTGGTTGCCTCAGCACTCAGGGCAGCACCTGTAGTAGGATCTGCTTCCAGAGTATCAAGTCTTCCAGACAGAGCGTTGTCAGCATTAGCACGAGCTATAGCTTCAGCAGAATCTGCATCTGCACGGGCGGTTGCCTCGGCAGTCAGAGCAGCGCCTGTAGTTGGATCAGCCTCAAGGGTATCCAATCTACCGGACAGTGCATCGTCAGCATTTGTTCTTGCAGTTGCTTCATCAGCATCAGCATTTGCTCTTGCAGTCGATTCATCAGAAATCTGAGTAACCAGTGATGTTGCAACGTCGTTTCCATCAGACATTGCTGTTGCAATTTCTGACAGTGTGTTCAGAGCTTCTGGAGCATTATCAACGACAGAAGCAATTCTGTCATCAACATACTTCTTGTTCGCAAGATGTACGTCTGCAGTCGCTGTGGTACCAACGCTAACGTTTCCTGCGAAGGATGCGTCACCATTTGCACTCAGAACGATCTTATCTGTGGCGATTGTTACCTCACCAGAGATGTTACCACCTGCCTTATCATACTTGAGGGCATCAGCAGAGATTCTAGCATTAGTTTCTGCAGTCAGAGCAGCACCAGTTGTAGGATCAGCTTCTAATGTATCAAGTCTACCGGACAGAGCAGTGTCAGCATTTGCACGGGTTGATGCTTCTGAACTCAGAGCAGCTGCGGTTGTTGGATCAGCTTCAAGAGTATCAAGTCTTGCAGACAATGCTGTGTCAGCATTTGTTCTAGCAGCAGACTCAGAACTCAGAGCAGTTGCAGATGTTGGATCAGCTTCAAGAGTATCAAGTCTTGCAGACAATGCTGTGTCAGCATTTGTTCTAGCAATTGTTTCTGTACTCAATGCAGTTGCAGTTGTTGGATCAGCCTCAAGGGTATCCAATCTACCAGACAGAGCAGTATCAGCGTTGGCACGAGTTGATGCCTCATTATCAATGTTGGTCTGGAGTGTAGTGTCAGCCGCTTCATACAGTGCTGTAGCAGCATCGACTGCATTTGTGATTGCATTATTTCTTGCAGTTACTTCTGCGGAAATCGCAGCAGTTCTGTTTGCAATCTCATCATCGATCTTACCATCCAGTACACCATCTGCAGAAATTCTTGCAGTTTCTTCATCAGAAACAGCAGATGTTCTTGCGGCGGTCTCGGCATTCAGATCTGCAGCAACAGCATAGTAGGAAGGAAGTTGTCCACCCAGTCTAGTTGCTTCAGCAGCAGTTCCACTGATATCCTTATTCAGTGTTGCAGGGATTCTGTCCTGATTGATCAGACCAGCGTTGATGTTAGCAGCATTTGCAAGGTTAGTTGCAGTTGTTGCTGTATCAGCATTACCAGTCAGGTCACCAGTTACGTCACCTTCAACAGCACCTCTGAACAAGTCAGCGGTCAGTCTGTTAAGAGCAGGGTTGTACTTCAGATCGGAATCTGTAGCAACGTTCTGGAATCCTGTTCCGTTTTGTACGAATGTCAGGAATCTCTCAGTATCAGTGATGTTATCGGACTGAACGTCAATTGTTGCAGCCTCACTTGCACTACTGATGAGATCAGCAGATGTCAAGTAGTTTGCATCATTAGCAAACTCTGAGATGCTGGTAGGAACGCCAGTGAGATCTCCATATGCACCGGAGAATGTTACGATGCCAACTGTTGTTGTCAGAGCAGACAAATCAGCAGCGGTTGCGTAGTATGCCTTAGACTCTCCACCGAGCAGTGAGGAATCAGCAGCAAGTGTTGCTGTATCAGCATTACCTGTTACGTTACCTGTCAGATTACCAACAAATGCACCTGTAGACAGGGTATTTGAGGATGGATTGTAGACGAGGTTGCCATCACTCTTCGCACGGGATTGACCGGATGCGGTAGAGGACATCATCAGGTAGTGTGTAGCGTCTGCATCAGCAGCGCCATCAATTCTTACATTCTGTGAGTTGATTGCTTCATCAGCATCGTCTGCATGATCAGCGGTAAGTGCATTACCAGCCAGGTCTGCAGTAATTGTACCAGCAGCGAAGTTTCCGTTTGCATCGCGTGCAACAACTGTGCTTGCAGTGTTGGTTGCGGTTGCATCAATACTAACCTCGAATGTTGCAGCGCCAGAACCATTATAGGTTGCACTACCAGAGAGGTGTGTATCAGTGGACATTGACAATGTGCTGAGTGATGTACCCAGTGCATGTCCAGAAATTGTGCTGTTTGCAAGTTTATCGTTAGGAATAGAACCTGCGAGTTGTGCGTTAGCAATTGTGCCAACCAGTGACTCAGTCTTGTAACCAGTTGCATCAACCAGATCGAATGCAGGAGTTGCATCGGTCTCGCCAAGATTCAGTGAGATACCACCGAAGGAAACGGACTGATTAGCCAGTTTATCGTTAGCAATCGCACCAGCAAGTTGTGCATTGGTGATTGTACCAGTCAGTGCTGTGGTAGGCAGGTTTGTTGCGTCAGCAAGATCGAAAGCAGGAGTTGCATCAGATGCACCCAGTGCGAGTTCGATACCACCGAAGGAAACTGTTGAGTTAACCAGTGAAGCATTAGCAATATTGGTCAATGCGTTTGTAGAACCACTGATTGTCTTAGCTGTCAGGGTCTGTGCGTCGGATGAACCAACAACATCACCTGTAGGCATTGACTTACCAAGAACTGTAGTTGCAGTCAGAACTTCGTTGCCGTTAACCTGATAAACCTTACCAGCAGCAATGTTGATGTTCTCACTTGACTTCAGTGCAGAGTTAGCAAAGTCATATACGAATGTTGCGTTTGCACCATCGATTGTAAGACCAGCACCATCAACAGCAGAAGCAAGAGTTGCACCCTTAGCGACTGTGATGTTTGCATCGGTTACATCTAATGTTGCAGTGTTGATTGTTGTGGTTGTACCATCAACGATCAGATCACCCTTGATTCTCAGTGTTCCAGCAACGTCATCGTCACCAGCAGGATCGAGAACGATCTCAGCAGGACCAGACAACTTAGCACCGGTCATTTCCAGACCACCAGCAGTTACGAATGAATCCGCAGTTGCAGTGCCTGTAACAGTTACGCCAGATGTTGTTGCATTGATTCTATCAGCACCCAGACTGTCAATCAGTTTGGTGGAATCAACAACAGCATATGAACCGTCGCCTCTGAGGAATGTAGTTGCATCTGCAGTTCCTGTACCCAGGTTTGCAGGATCAACAATACCGGAGAGGTTAGCAACATCCAGATCGCCGACAAGAGTATCAGCAGCAAGAGTTCCACTAACAGTGAGACCAGCAGCAGATGCCTGTGCCTTGATTTGTCCGTTTTCATCCTTCAGTGCGGTTGAATCAACTTCCTTCCAAGTACCATCTCCACTCAGGAATGTAGTACCATCAGCAGTTCCAGCACCCAAACGTGCAGTAGAGACTGTACCAGATGTGATGTTAGAAGCATCGATATCTGCAGTCAGATTCTGTGCAGTGATGTCTCCGATAACGGTCAGGTCATCGTTAACAGCAACAGCGCCAGCACCGTTACCACGCAGTGTGAGGTTTGTATCATCAGTCTTAGACTCGATAACATCTGCAGCAAGGTTGCTATTGAACTTAACAGCACCAGCAGTAGATGTGATCTCAAATCCAGTATTAACAACCAGATTACCCTTCAGTTGTACGCTTCCTGATCCACCAACATCAGATGCAGGTGAAAGTTCGATATCACCAGTTCCAGTTGTCTGAACAGACAGGTTCTGGTTAGGATCAGCAGAAACAACGATTGTATCGTTATCGGAATGCAGAACCTTCTGACCGTCGATATACAGTGAAGCATCGGCAAGATAAAGATCTCTCCAAGTTCTATCAGGTGAACCCAGATCGTATGTATTGGTTGCAGATGGAATGATTGAACCGGAAACAGCAGCATTACCGTTCAGGGTCAGACTTCCAACAGAAATGTTACCAGTGATTGCAGCAGAATCTGCAGAAATTGCACCAGTAATAGTAGCGGAGCCAGCATCAATGCTTGCACCTGTAATACCACCAGACAGACTTATAGACTGTTGGTTAACGAATCCTGCACCGTTGTAGACCAGAACATCATTCTGTGCAAGAGCACCAAGTGTTACATCTTTCAGGTCTCCCATGAATTCAACAACACCAAGTCCACCACCAGCAACAGCATATGAGTGGAATTCAACAACATCACCTTCGAACAGAGGTTCTACGAGTGTGATTGAAGTCTCGTCGGTTGCTGTATACTCGTTGAGGTTTAACTTAACACCATTAACGAATACGTCAAGGAAGTTTGCATTATAATCGAAGAAGAATTGTGTATCGCCTTCAGCTGCGACTTGTGATTGAGTTGTTCTTGTTTGTGGAAGAATGTCAGTCAGATCTTGCCACTCAAGATAACCAGTTGTCGTGTTAACACCAATGGTCTGTTTTTCTCCACCACTACTACCGCCAGCGTCAATCAGTCTCTTACCGATCTGAAGATCATTTGAGAATGTTGAAATACCGGTGGAATTGAGGTCTCCATCAAATACATTGGCAGTGATTACATGGGCAGAGAAACTACCGTCTGCATCACGAGCAACCATTGTACTTGGTGTAGCAGCACTTGTTGCGTCAACGCTGATTGTCAACACATCATTAGAAGCGTCTGTTGATACGTGAGTATCACCAGCAATTGTCATAGTATCATTGAGGAACTCAATGACTTCAGAACCTGTATCACCAGCAAGGGTCATAGCAGTTCCGATTGCAACAGTTGAAGACTCGCTCAGGCGACCCTTTGCATCAACTGTGAATGTTGGGATTGCAGTTGCAGAACCATAAGATCCAGCAGCAACACCAGTGTCAACCAGTCCAAGCTCAACCTTGGTTCCAGTTGCAGTACCGCTGATTTCTCCGTCAACACCTTCGATTGCCAGAGTTTCAGTCTGTTGATCAATATCAATTGAACCAACATCAGATGAAACATCCAGTGTTGTGTCAACTTGAACTGTACCAGCTGCGGTCAGACGACCTTTCTCGTCAACTGTAAATGTAGGAATTGCAGTTGTAGAACCGTATGAACCAGCAGTTACTGTTGTATCGGAAAGATCCAGGGTTACAGCAGCATCTTCTGTACCGGAGTTGGTAACATCAATGTTTGTAGCGGTAATTGTAGCAACATAGTTACCAGTTGTATCTGTTGCAAGATCAACAGAGTTTGGCTGGATTGTTGCGACACCAGTAGAATCGATCAGAATGTCTCCAGATACCTTACTGAAGGTATAAACAGGCATACGATCAACTGTCATGCTGCGGTTAGTTCCATCAGCACCATCGTCGATGATCATCAGATCGCCATCAGCGATTGGTGTGCCGATTTCAGCAACAGCATCGATGTCAAGAGCAGAAATCTTGACCTTGTTTGCATTATCAATGAAGTCAATGTAGTCATCATTGATTGCAGTGCCCTGCCATACACCAGTGTTGATTGTTCCAACAACTTCCAGGGAAGAGTTAACAACGGCAGTACCCAGTGTTGTAGCACTCAGAACTGAAGTATTGTCAATCTTATAAACCTTACTTACAGCAAGATTCATGTTCTCGGATGAACCGAAGTTCAGACCAATCTCTTCGAATTGGAAGGTCTTAGCGCCATCAGCACCAGCCTCGATTGTAAGACCACCACCATTTGCAACAGCGTTGCTTGTAGCACCGTCTGCCAGAGTGATGTTCTTATCAGCAACAGCCAACTCAACGGAGTTAACGGTTGTAGTTGTACCCTTAACAATCAGATCGCCCATGACATACAGTTCGCCTGTATTGTCGCCGATACCGGCAGGATCGATTGTGATTGAAGAAGGACCAGTAATGGATGTTCCTGTAACGATGATGGAATCGCCTTCGTTACCTGTTCTGAATGAAGCAGCATCCATGTTACCGGATACAGCAACGTTCTGATTCAGTGAAACAGAAACCTTGTTATCGGTAACTTCAGTTGTCAGGTTTGAATCACCTTCGAAGTCGAGTGTATCGTTCAGCAGATCAACAGAATCGCTACCACTGTCACCAGTGATTGAGAGTTCAGTAGAAACTGAAGTTGTTGTTGCGGATGTGATACGACCTCTGCTATCTACAGTGAAGATAGGCAGTGAACCAGTTGCACCATATGTTCCAGCACTTACGCCAGTTGTTGTCAGACCAACCTGTACAGCACCACCTTCGCCGTTACCAGCAATTGTGATATCGCTCAGACCAGAATCAGCAACAGACTCAACATAGTCGCCAGTTGTGTGTGTTCTCAGTTCAACGGAATCTGGTTGTTGAGTTACACTGATAGTAACATCAGAACCACCATTGAAGTCAACATTACCTACGACAGGACCATCAATTGAGATGTTTCTTGTGGTCTCAAGTTCGTCAGCAGTTGTTGCAATCAGTGCTCTACCAGTCAGGTCAGCAGTAATTGTTCCAGCAGCGAAGTTGCCATTTTCATCTCTTACGACAGCCTTATCTGCAACATTCGCAGAATCTCCTTTCAGGGAGATTGTGAAGTCAGTTCCAGAAACTGAAGTTTCAATATAATCACTACCCAGAAGGCTCAGATTACCATCCATCAGTTCAACGGAACCAGATCCTGAACCGTCGCCGATTGACAGTGAAGTGGAGATAGCAACGTTAGTTACGCCAGTTACAAGACCCTTAGCATTAACTGTGACCTGTGCAATCTGACTTGGTGAACCAAATGTTCCAACGTTAGTATTAACATTGTTCAGAGTCAAGTTCAGAACAGGACTCTGTGTTCCGTTGAAGTCAACAGCAGGTGCAGTTGCATCGCCAGAAGCAGCAAATGTACGGGTGTTCTCTAACTGAGTTGCGCGATCGGCAAGACCGATAAAGCGAGTTGCAGTGATTTCGCCAGCAGCGAAGTTACCAGATGCATCTCTTGCAACCAGTGTGCTGACTACGTTTGCAGAACCAGCTTCAACGTTGACAATAACTTCGTTAGTATCAACTGAAGTATTGACGTATGTGGAACCAGTGATTGACAGAGTCTCGGTCAGAAGATTGATATCTACTGAACCAGCATCAGCATCGATATTCAGGTCGGTAGAGATATCTACACCACCTGCAGCAGTCAGACGACCTTTCTCATCAACAGTGAATGTTGGAATCTGTGTAGATGAACCATAGTCACCAGCAGTTACACCAGTTGAATCAAGAGTTGTGTTCAGAACAACGTTACCAGTTGCATCGAAAGATACTGCAGGTGCGTCTACATCACCAATGATGCTGAACTCTCTTGCAGTTTGCAGTGCAGTTACTGTATCAGCATTGCCAGTCAGAGGACCAACGAATGAAGTTGCAGTAATGATACCAGAGGTGTTAACACTGTTGGAGATATTTGCATCACCAACCAGCATGTTACCACTGACGGTAGGCATTGTAACTTCAACGTTATCCGTCAACTGAGCATTAGTTGCAGACTGCAGTCTTGAATAGTAGGTATTGTTGACATCATCGAACAGGTCGATTCCAGCAACAGAACCATCATCAGACTTAACTTCAATTGTGTTTGTAACAGTTGTGATTCCGGTGTTAACCAGACCATCAGCACTTGTAGAAACAGCAGCACCACTCAGTTCTCCACTAAATTCTGGAGCAGTAACGGTATCGTCAGCATTAATACTACCACCAACGGTTGCGTTACCAGTTGCAGCAGCAATACTGAACTTAGTACCATTGATTGTAAGGTCTCCAGTCAGATCGAGTGAAGAATCAAGAGTTGCAAGGCCAGTTACATTAAGTGTAGAAAGTGTTGTGTTGCCAGTTACATCCAGAGTGCTATCAAGTGTAGCAGCACCAGTTACGTCCAGAGTATCTCCAGTAGAAACTGGACCATTCAGTGCAGCTGCACCACTAACTGCCATGATTCCATTGATCTGAGCAGCTGAGATAACAGCACCACCATTAGCGGTCAGAAGACCTGTAAGTGTAGTAGCACCAGTTACGTCCAGAGTTGATGTCAGAGCAGTTGCTCCGCCAACAGTTAGATCGCCAGTTACGTCTGCGGTTGTATTAAACTGTGCAGCAGCATTTGCAGTAAATACGCCATCAACGGTTGAAGTACCAGCAACAGTCAGGTTTGCACCTACAGCAGCAGCACCAGTTATGTCGATTGTAGAAACTGTGGAAATACCAGCAGTTACAGTATCAAGCGCAGTGTGACCAACGACACCGAAGTTTCCACCAACATTAGAGTTGCCTGTTACGGATGAGGAAGCAAGTGTAGTTGCACCAGCAGTCAGACCAGCAAGTGTAGTTACACCAGATACATCCAGAGTATCACTCAGAGTTGTTGCTCCAGTTACGCCCAGTGAACCACCAACAGTTGCATTGTTAGTAACAGCAGCAGATGCGAGTGTTGAAGCACCAGCAGTCAGTGATGTGAGTGTAGTTGCACCAGTTACGTCCAGGGTTGAACCAACGGTAGCAGCACCAGTTACATCAACAGTTGAGAGGGTAGAAGCACCAGTTACATCCAGAGTGTTAGTCAGTGTTGTAGCACCGAGAACATCCAGAGTATCACTCAGAGTTGTAGTTCCTGTTACAGCAACGCTAGAATCAAACTGTGCAGTATCCTTAGCGCGGAATGCACCATCAACAGTTGCAGTTCCACCAACAGTCAGATTTGTACCAACAGAAGCAGCACCACTTGTTGTCAATGTAGTTACTGAAGTTGCAGCAGCATTAACAGCAGCCAGTGTAGATGTTCCAGTAACAGCAAATGTACCACCAACTGTTGCATTTGAAGTTACATCAGCAGTTGCGAATGTAGATGCACCAGCAGTCAGTACGCCAAGAGTTGATGTACCAGCAACGTCCAATGTAGAAGCAAGTGTAGCAGCTCCAGTTACGTCAATAGTTGTGTCAAACTGTGCAGAACCTTGAGCATGGAATGCTCCGCCAACTGTTCCTGTTCCTTCAACAACGAAGTTACCATCAACAGTTGCATTTGTAGCAACACCAAGAGAATCAACTGAAGTTGTTCCCGCAGTCAGACCAGCAAGTGTAGTTGCACCAGTTACTCCTAAAGTACCACCAACAGTTGCGTTGTTAGTAACATCAGCAGAAGACAGTGTTGAATCGCCAGCAGTCAGTCCAGCAAGTGTAGTAGCACCAGTTACACCAAGTGTAGAACCAAGTGTAGTTGCGCCAGTTACGTTGATTGTAGAATCAAACTGTGCAGCAGACTTAACCTGTGATGTTCCATCAACGACAATGTTGCCGCCAACTGAAGTGTCACCAGTTACATCAGCAGATGCAAGTGTTGAAGAACCAGCAGTCAGTCCAGCAAGTGTGGTTGCACCAGATACACCCAGAGTTCCACCAACGGTAGCAGCACCAGTTACACCCAGAGTTGTTCCAACGGTAGCAGCACCAGTTACAGTAGCAGAAGCTAATGTAGAAGCACCAGCAGTCAGACCAGCAAGTGTAGTATCACCAGCAACATCAAGAGTGTCGCCAAGTGTAGTTGCACCAGCAACATCCAGATCAACCAGAGTACCGACAGATGTCAGTGAAGAGTTGATAACAGAACCACCCAGAGTAGTTGCACTCAGGATTTCGACGTTATTGATCTTATAAACTTTACCCAGAGCAAGATTCAGATTCTCAGAGGAACCGAAGTTCTGCTCAAGTGCATCACCTTCGTATTGGAAGGTCTTATTGCCATCGCCAGACTCAACAGTGAAACCACCACCATCAGCAGCAGCATCATTTGCAGCGTTCTTAGCAACAACGATGTTCAGATCTTCAACAGAAACGACTGTTGAATCAATAACAGTTTGTGTACCCTTGACTTGCAGGTTACCCAGAACGTACAGAGTACCATCACCAGTTTGATCAGCACCAGGATCAATAGTGATTGAAGAAGGACCAGTAATTGAATCGTTGTTAACGATAATTGCAGATCCAAGAGCACCAGTCTTGAATGAAGTTGCAGTTGCGTCTCCACCGATGACGGCGTCATTTGTGATTGTAGCTGAATCCAGTGTTGAAGCACCAGCAGTCAGTCCAGCAAGTGTTGTGTCTCCAGTTACATCAAGAGTTGACTTGAGGTCAGCAGCATTTGTAACTTCCAGTGACTCAACCTTTGCATTTGCAGTTGTTTCAAGTACGCCAAGAGTTGACTTACCGGTTACGTCCAGAGTTGTTCCAACTGTTGCAGCTCCAACAACTCCAAGAGAATCAACTGAAGTTGCAGCAGCAGTTAATCCAGCAAGTGAAGTTGCGCCATTTACGTTTAGGGATGCGCCAACTGTAGCAGCACCAGTTACACTAGCGGATGCCAGAGTAGAATCACCAGCAGTCAGACCTGCGAGTGTAGTTGCACCAGATACACCCAGTGTAGAAGCAAGTGTGGTTGCACCTGCGACAGAAAGTGTGGAATCAAGTTGTGCGCCAGATTTGAGTTGTGTTGTACCATCGATGATTGCAGTACCACCAACAGTCAGATTTGTACCAACAGCAGCAATGCCAGTTGTAGTCAGACTATCAACTGATGTTGCACCAGCATTCAGTACACCAAGAGTTGAAGTTCCTGTTACACCAAGTGTGCCACCGATGGTGGTATTGTTAGTGACAGAAGCTGAATCCAGTGTTGAAGCACCAGCAACCAACACGCCCAGAGTTGAAGTTCCGGTTACGCCCAGAGTTGTTCCAACTGTAGCAGCGCCTGTGATTGAAGCAGATGCAATTGTAGAAGCACCAGCAGTAAATGCGTCAACGGTTGTAGCGCCAGTTACGTCGAGTGTTCCTCCAACTGAAGCAGCACCAGTTACATCAGCAGAAGCCAATGTAGAAGCACCAGCTTCCAGTACGCCAAGAGTTGATGTTCCATCAACATCCAGAGTTCCTGACAGGTCAATACTTGTCAGAGCAATGTCTGCATCCAGATTGACTGTGACTTCGTCGTTCAGAAGCTGTGTGGTTACGTTAGTTCCACCAGTTACTGTCAGAGTATCGGTCAGAAGATCAACTGTTTCTGAACCAGAATCAGCAGCAACACTCAGGTTGGTACCGATTTCAGTTGTTGAAGCAGATGTAATGCGACCTTTTGCATCAACGCTGATTACAGGAACGAAAGAACCTGAACCATAATCTCCAGCAGTTACACCAGTATCAACCAGACTCAGTTCAATGCCGTTACCTGAAGCAACACCATCAATCTGTCCGTTTGCACCTTCGATTGTCAGAGTTTCAATCTGTTGTTCAATTGCAATGTTGCCCGAATCAGAAGCAACATTCAGAGTTGTATAGACGTGAGTTGTTCCTGCACCAGTGATACGACCTTTCGCATCAACTGTGAATGTAGGAATTGTTGTCTTGTTGCCATATGCACCAGCAGATACTCCTGTATCAACCAGGCTCAGTTCTACTTTGTTGCCAGAAGCAACGCCGTCGATTTCTCCATCAACACCTTCGATCGCCAGAGTTTCAGTCTGCTGATCGATTGCGATTGCACCAGAATCTGAAGAAACATTCAGAGTTGTATCTAATTGAACATTTGCTGCTGCAGTCAGACGACCCTTTGAGTCAACTGTGAATGTTGGGATTGTGGTTGTTGAACCATAATCACCAGAAGCAACACCAGTATTCTCCAGTGTCAGGTTCAGGTCAACATCTTGCGTACCATCAAATGTAATAGCAGGAGCAGTACCATCTCCGGAAACTTTGAATGTATGTGAGGTTGTCAGACCGTGTGCATCAGTCGCGAACTGTGCAGTACCAGTCAGATTACCTGTCAGATCTGCGGTAATCATACCCGCAGAGAAGTTACCAGAAGCATCACGAGCAACCAGATAATCTGGAGTGTTCTGTGAAGTACCTCTTACAGTGATGTTAACGCCATCATTTGCAGCGTCAGTGTCAACATATGTGCCACCAGTGACTGAGAAAGTTCCATTCAGCAGATCAACTGCATCAGAACCAGTATCACCAGCAATATTCAGATCTGTTGCAACTGTAACTGTAGATGCATTTGTGATACGACCCTTTGGATCGATCTCCAGAACAGGAACTTCACTGATTGAACCATATGAACCCGCAGATACAGTTGTATCAGACAGATCGATAGTTACGGAAGCAGTCTCTGTTCCGGAACCAGTGACTTCGATATTTGCTGAACCAGCAGAAATATCTTGTACATAATTACCTTCGGTATCGTCGCCAAGGACAATACTATTGTTTTGAATTACAGTTTGAATTGTAACATCTTCAGTACCGTCAAAAGAAACAGTACCGTTAATGTCACCAGCAAGTGAAATATTTCTTGCTGTGGTCAAACTATGCGCTTGCTTTGCGAAATCAGCAGTACCAAATAGGTCTCCGCTGAATCCTCCCGTCGCAGTCATCATGCCGCTAACTTTTGCGTCACCATCAACAGTCAGTTTTGACTCAGGTGTTGCAGAACCGATACCCACATTTGCGTCTGATTCCGCAGTGGAAATACCGATATAGTTACCGCCAGCATCCAGGACGAGATAATTCGCAAATTGCGAAAGTTCTCTATTAAATGCCATGTGTTTATTTTCTCCTTGTTAGGGGTTAAATTAAGATCTTAAAATAACAACTTAGCCGTCTTCGCATGGAAATATCACCCCAAGTGCTAGGACTCGCTATGTTTATTTAGAAATGTTTACCAGTCTTCCAATACGGTTCTCTTCCAAGTATTTGAAGCAGTGCAAACATAAAGATAGTTTTCATCATAAGCTGTCTGACCTGGTATACCCACATCACTCGAACTTGATGGTGGAGTATCAATCATCTTCGAAGATGATGATATCAAAGATGAATATCGGTTGTAAACATGTATGTCAACTCTCTCCCCACCAAAGAATCTCTCGTTAAAAACGATGGTTTGATCATTAACTGAACTATATTCTGTTGAATTTAATCTCACACCATTGACAAAGATGTCAATGAATCCATCGTTATGTGTAACGTCGTATGTTGTCATGGATTGTGTTGCGACGAATGAATAATTGTCTCTTAATATCGTCAGATCTTTATTATTAATACTTTCAATCCAATTTGATATGGGACTATACGCATGTATTTCAACAGTATCTCCTCCAAAAAGTTCCTCTGCAAAATAAATGGAACTGCCGTTGTCTGCTGTATATTCTCCATCTGCCAATTTGACGCCATTGACAAAAATGTCAAGGTAATTTGGCATATAATCTACAAAAATGTATCTCTGTTGAGGTAAAGCTACATGTTTATGAGTTTCACGAAATGCTCCTGCCTCTGTTGCTCCACTATTTGGTGGTGGGTTAGTTAGTCCCGCAATGTTTTTCCAAGTAACACCAATTCCAGTTGAAACTAAAACCTGATTAATTGTCCCAACCGATCCACTCGAAGTGTTTCCTGCATGAAGAGGCCCCTGAACATAGACCTTATCATTGAAACTACTAATACCAAAGACATTGAGTCCACCTACAGTAACTGTATTGGTAGTATGATTTCCCCTATCGGTGACACTGTCCAAGGTATCAGTTTCAGATAGTATTCCCGTACCTATACCAGATCCAGAACCAGTTGATGCAATCTCATAAATTCCACCCGTATTAGTGATTGAAATACCACTTCCGGCGGTGAGTCCAGTAACGATACCAGATAATCCAGATCCGTCACCAATAATACTACCAACTTCAACCTCATTTAGAATCTCAAGTTTGCCCAGAATTCGGACATCTTCATGAAAATCTGCAAAACCATCAACCTGAAACTGTCCATCAATTTCAGCACTACCATCAACTTCTAAGTTTCCAGAAATTTCTGTACTTCCAAGAGTTGAAAATCCAACAACATTTAAGTTGCTATTGACTGTAACACCACTTTGAATAGAAAGTTTTGGGGTAACCCCATTAGTCACAAAGAAGCGCATCTTGTCGCTTTCTAAAGTAATCTTTGTGCTAGTATTATTATCTGTATATCTTCTTATTGTATCAGTATATAAATCTCCGGTAGCATTTATTCTCCCATCTACAATGAGATCATTACTAACTCGTGCGTCTCCCTCAACCGACAACTTTTCTGCCGGATTATTAGATCCAATACCTACATTATGTTCGTAAAAGACTGCACCAGTCCCGAAAATTTCTTTCCAAGGAGTCAGTGAGATTACTGTTGTGCCAATTCCAACTCCACCGGTATCTACCTGAGTAAAAAGTTGTCCATCATATGTGTTTAAAGCCAGTTCACCCAAAGGCAACTGGGAGCTTGTAGGTCGCTTTCCTGCAACAGCGGAACGCTTAAACCTAATATTCGGTGCTGTCATTCAAAGAACCCCATGTATGAGTATATACTCTTAATTCAAAAACCAATATATATTGGATTTTGATTTATTTATGAGTTTTTCAAGTCTCTACTTTTCCGATAATGAGACTTTTGTCTTGAGTTCTTGAATTTCCTTCTCTAAATTTCTGATTCTTGCGCGAGCAATTTCTAACTCAGAGTCTAACTGCAAGTATTTTACATAATAAAAATCATTATCCATGATGATGTTCTGGTAATCTGAGTTGTTCAATTTCCTTTCTTAAGGCGCCGATCTCTTGTTGAAGAGTATTGATCTGAGTCTGATACACAATATTTTGATTAAAAAGTTCAAAGGCCTTTTGTTGATATGTAGAAATCACGGCCTGGTATTCTGTTTCATTCATGCGTTAAAAATATCCCGCGTCGATAGTGATATTATTTAGAGTTCTTTCTCCATTGTCACAGGCAATCAGTTCAGACTGTCCTGCACAATCATTAACCCAAATAGAACCAACTTCAATTGTAGCATAAGAATTGAAAGTTAGTTGTGGATTGTCAACACCGATTCCACCACCATCATCAGCATCCTGAGCGAAAACAAATCTCTCTCTTGACTGTTCCCATGCAACTGCAGATTTCTTGGCATCGGTACCATCATGATAGTTGAAGAGAACACCAAGATCCCAGGTTGTTGTAGTTGTTGGAGCATTTCCGTCAACAATACCAAGTTCAATTGTTCTATCTTCTACTGCAAAATCAACAGTATCTAATTCGATGGTGACATCACCATCAGATTCTACAATGTTTATATTACTACCTGCAGTAATTGATGTAACAATTCCGGTTAGACTTGCACCACTCCCACTAAATGCTGTGGCAGTCACGATGCCAGCAACATCAAAATTACCTAATCCGAAGACGGTCTGTCCATTCAGGTTGAGATCTCCACCCAATTCGGGAGTTGTATCCTCCACCAAACCAGAAGAACCATCTGCATTTGTTGCGGTGATAATGAAATTACCTGTTCCAGATTCAACGATCTCAATATTTGCGCCAGCAGTCAGACCCGTGATAACTCCAGTCAATCCAGAACCATCACCAACAAATGAACTTGCAGTGATAATACCAGTAGTGTTAATAGAGTCGGTTGGACCAAAGGTAGATGTAGATACCCCACTGGACCCTACACCAAAGGTTCCACTATATACCGCACCGGTAATATAAACACTCTTACCTGTGAAATCTATACCAAATGGAAGATTGACCCCAACAAAACATAGAACACCAGATTGATAATCAAAGAACCATTCGTCATCGTTACCAGAACCTGCAGCAAGAACCTGTGTTCCATTTGCGATAGCATTTGCAGCATCACCAGAATCATGAATATAAACCTTAACCAGATAGGTAGAACCAATCTCTGGAGGAATCCAGTCCGTTATATTTGTTTTCCATGTACAATTAGTCGCTGCAGTTATATCAGGAACAGTCTCAACTGGATCTGCATATACAGTGACAACTCCTCCTGATGGTGTTGCAGCAGGAATTGTAGCGGGAATCAGATCTGATTGTGCCCAAATCTTATCACCACGCAGCAACAGAGGACTTGGAATTGATTCGTTAAATGCCTTTTTATTTGCATTTGTATCTGTTTTAGTACGGCCGTATCCTAGCTTTTTCCAGAGATAATCAACCTTTTGAGATTCTAGAATAGCCATTATACTGATGCCTCCGTAATGCTAAGCGATGAAATAGATTGTCCAGATGTTAAAGCGATACGAACAAGAACAACATTGCCCGTAGCGTTACTCATATTCTCTTCACCTAGAGTCATCGTATAACCACCACTTAACGAAGTATTTGGCAGAATCAAGTCGGAGTTGTTAAATGCACAACCATTACTACCATTACCACCAGTTTCTGTTCCTGGAACTCCAGCACCAGAATATGCAGAATCAGATCTCAACCAACCATTCAGACCACTGGTTGTGTCAATTGCAGTTCCTGGCAGTGCGATCCAGAGACCAGAAACACCGGAACTATCAATATTAATGTCAAAGTTTGCAACTACCTGACGACGGAATGCAAACGTAAAGTATTGAGTTCCAGTGTCGCCACTGCGATCAGGACCTCCAGAAGGAAGATATCCCGTAGAGTAATCTGAAGTATCGTGTTGGATTTGACCATCACGAATCATTGCCTCTTGAGTTCCCTGAATACCAGGATCAAGAAGTTCGGTATAAGGATTATTAATATAGAAATTTGTTGTATTATTAAATGCAGGAGTGTCATCTACATCCCCACTAAAATCAAAAATTCGGATTCCATCATCCGTATGTGATCCATTACCAAGAACATCCTCAACAGGAATTGCAATCTCACTGATACCATACTGTTCTGAAGTATGAATCTGAATCTTGGTTGGAATCTCACTGCTGTAATTGCCAACACCATTCACATTCTTTGCACGAACTTTGATTTGACTCTCAGTTCTCACATTTGATGTTGTAATCGGAACTACTAGGTCACCGATTGCATATGGTGCAGCAGTTCCAACATTTGCATTTGGAATACCACCTGTCAACATTGTTGTAGATCCATCAATGTCAGAGTAACTATAATCTGTAGTAGAAACTCCGTCATTGACTTCTACAATATCATTTTGATTAGTATAACACTGACCAACCAAGTCTTCAATAGTTACACCAGATAATGTTAAACTTGGTGAACCGGAGTCGTAATAAGGAACTCCAGAGATATAACGATAAACACCACTCACATTTTCAGAGACTGTTGCAGAAGCCACGTTTGTGGTTGGATCTGTTGTAAGATCATCTTTCACAAATGAAACAGTATTTGTATTTCCAGTTTCACTATGTTGAAGTTGAAAACTATTTGCACCGACTGCAAGATCAGAAACCGATTTTGAGATTCTTGCCTTAAATCCTTTATATAGTCCAGGATAGTAAATACTGGATTGGAATGTGATTGAAGATCCGCTAGAGTCTAATAATTGATAGTCACTCTCTTCTGTGACAACCAGACTATCATATGTCCCAGACTCATCACCTGCAAAAGTAAATGTAACAGAACCATCTGCAGATCCACTTACATTTGCGGTAAGTGATCCAGAATCTGCATTATATGCAAAAGAATCGGTCATCGATGACTCAACGGACCCGCTTACAACACGATCGACAACATCACCATCTGATAATAGTGCTGCACCAGTATTATCTGTTGCTCCACTTGCAAGTCTAGGAGAATTTCCTGTGCTTGGGATATCTGTCAGTGATTTCGTAGACAATCCACCAGGTTGAGAAGGAGAATCATCATAAACCTTTATTGAGATTTCTTTTGTAGTTGGAATTACACTTGGATCGGAACCGTTATGAGAATCGAGAGAAACAATCAGAGTATCAAATCCTGCACCACTATTTGTTCCATCTACCCAAGTATGTTCGAGTCTTGATCCACCAACACCACCATCAGATGCATCATCAGCAACCGAATCAGTATTTCCGTCTCCCCAGGTTACTGTGTAATCAACATCAAAACCTGTCGTATTTGTTGTGGTATTCTTAAGATATAAAGATTGACCCTCAACTACATATAGATCATTTCCACTGAGTAATGACCCACCAGTTGGATTACGGTAAAGATTAAATCTAACCTCTGGATCTGGCGTATAAACCGTAATATAATCGTTTTTTGCTACCGCAAATTCACTTCCTGCACCAGTACCACTGTCATTCTTTGCATTCAAAGTGATTGAGAATAGACCACCCGCAGATTCGTTATATGTATGATTAAGTTGTGCAAGTGTTAGATCTAGTTCAACATTACCTCCATCACCCCAGTCAACATCAAATCGATCTGCATTTCCAGCAAATGTTGGTGTGAGAGTAATACTAAGTGGAGAACCACCTGCTGTTTTATCTGCAACGAAATCAACTTCAGAAACCGCAGTTCCCTTCAGCATATTCAATGCAAGTTCATTCAGGTCATCAATACTATCAACAACTGTTGTTGTGCTGTTAAGAGTATCTAATGCACCAGGACTATATGAACCATCTGTTGGAGAACCAAGTGGAATATCTTCTCCACTTCCAACTGATCCTCCCCCACCACCAGCGATCGAGATGTCAATCGTATCGGTGTCTGGATTATATGCAAATGTATTTCCTACTCCAACAAAATTTAGTGCCTTGACTGGTCCTGTTGTGACCGCATTTCCTGCAGAACTAATTCCTAAATTAAATCCTCCAGTTGCAGTTATGATACCAGAAATATTCAGACTTTCTAAACCATCTCCCCAAGAAAGGTTTCCATCATCGTCTGTGATTAGAAACTTATTTGACTCCGGAGTTGCCGGGAAGGTATAAGTTGTAATTCCTGTTAAACTGTCAGGTCCTTTTAGATTGATGCTGTTTGATCCGTCTTTATCGACTAATCGGAGAGCAAGAGCTTCGTTTCCATCTTCTCTCTCCCAATATCTACCTGAACCAAAAAACTGATTACTTTCTGTAGTTGAATTTAAACCAACATAAAGATCATATTTGTCAGTTGTAAAACCGGGTTCACCTGCCCGAAGACCGGGAAGATTAATCTTAGCACCCCTCTTAAACTGAATAATCGGTGCCGTCATATGTCCTCAAATCATGAATCAAATATATTTATCATTTAAAATAAATCTATATTTTAGAATAGACCCCCATCTATGTCTCTGTCCAAGTTATTTTGAACAATCTGAACAACTTGGTCCGTCGCTACAAGTTCTTCAGGAGATACTAATCTATATTTTCCAGTATCCGCATCGTAAGCCAAAACATGATCATCACTTTGATCCAAATCTTCAACATCAACATCAGACAAGTTTGAGAGAGCTGAAGGTCCAGTTTTTCTTTGTTGTGCAGCGATGTGAGGTTGATTTTGGTTCAACCTCACATTATACGAATTCATTTTAACTCGATAATCTGCCATGTCTTGGAAGAAAGTCTTTTAAGTATTTAGGTTATACCCGGAGTAACCATTGCCATTCCTTCAATTACACGACTCTTATAACCATCGTTGATATTAGTAATTACAATATCATAAAAATATCTTCCAGGCGGAATTGTTGATGTTAACGTATTGCTCATACTCAATAGAATCTGACCGTCATCAGGATCAATTTCTGATGTAAATGCATATGAGGTCTCTGATGCAGAGTGCTTCTTTAATGTAGCAGCAGCTGAGTTATTAAAAATTGTGTAGGGACTTCCATCGGGATTGGTAATCGTAAATGAAGACGAATAGTCCGCTCCTTGTTCAATGACTATATTGACGACTGGTACTGCCATCTATCTAAAAATACTTTTGACTATTTATCAACATAAAAAAAGACCCCCACAATTGTGGAGGTCTGTCAATTGATTATAAAATTGAACAATTATCAGGAAGGTCCAGTTTCAAACGTGCTATATACGGACTCAATTGTTTCTGCGTTAGCTGAATGATAAGAAACCTTAACTCGATACGACGTGTTTGGCTGCAAGGTTGGTGATGCTGACCAAGGAGTCGCACCATCTTGACTAGCAGCAATATCATAATCATCTGATTCAGTCACTAAAGTCCAAGGATCTGAAGAACTTGCTCTGGTCTCTAATGTCCACTTACGGAACGCTACAGTTGCATCAGTAGCACTTACGGGTGCAGTACCAGCATTCTGCGATGTAAACACAATATCAGTAGGACTAGGTCCATATTGAGTAACATCACTCGCGGTTACAAATCCATACGGACCAGCAGAGTAGGAATGATTATTATTAGATACAGTGATTGTCCTGCCAGATATTGAAACTGGGGACATGATATTATTTGATCCAGATCCCAAGTATTGTAAACTTCTATCGAATATTTCTGCAAAGTCTTCGTCTACGACTGATCCATCAGCATTGTTGAAAACAGTATCACTGACGAAGGTGATGTCTGTATAGATTGTGTCTGGTCCTGTAACATTATTATTGCCAATCATTGTGCCATAGTCATTTAGCTCATCTGGATCTGTCATGAACAAATATCCAGTATATTGGTCCGTAAGATAGTATCTGTTATTAACGAACGTACCACCACTAATTCTATGTGTTAGAGAGTTTCCACCTGGTTGCGCTGCTTGATTAATATAGCGGCGTTCCCAGTTATCTAGATTCGTCGAAGCCATAAATCCATATCCAGAGTAATTGGGTGTTCCGTACATGAATACTCCATTACCATAAACGAGGTTTTTTTGTCCGTTTGAGTACGGCTTGTTCTCATCAGTGGTGGCAATTGTGCGCGTAGCCCAGCTATTACCATCACTAGTGGTTAGGATATATGTGTTATTATATACAGCGCCGAGCACAACAAACAGGTTCATTTCCTCAGCATAAACTATAGCATAAGGCGTACATCCATGACTATCGCCATCGTTTGACATATACCAATTTACACCGTCAGTTGAATATTCAGCGTACCACTCATACCGGCCACCGCCGCTCGACCAATTACCAGCAGTCACCCAACGACCATTACCAAATGCAATATAAGGACGTTGTTGAGCATAGTTAGAGTCTTGATTTGTTTTATTGCAGTAACTCCATGTTACTCCACCATCATCACTATAAATGCGAGGAGAAGTGGATGATGAACTTGCAACACCTGAGGCTACACACCTACCTGTAGCAGGATCACAAGCAACACTGTACATTCTGTTTACATTTGGATAGGTGGAAGCAGTTTGCCAAGCTACACCGTCCGAAGAATACATTGCAGTCCATTCGCCAACAAGGATGTATTTATTGTGGACCGAATCATAAGTTAGATCTCCAAAGGCTGTAGTCACTGCGGTAACGGCTTTAGTCCAAGTTCTTCCTTTGTCATCACTATAGGTAATACCGTTTTCAAGACACATGGCAACAATGCGGCCATCGGGGCCTTCCACAACTGGCATGGGTCCGGGCAGATTAGAACTAAATCCCAGTTCTTCTTTACTAACAGCACCCTTCTTCATATATGCAGTCGATGATTCGATGTCATCAGTTCTAGCGGTGTAATTAATTGCGCCGCCAACACCAGCACCATCAAGAGGTGTCAGAACTTCTACAGGAGAACCAAGAAAACCTGTATATGGAACGCCCTCTCCGGCAAATTCTATCCACATACTTCCATTCCAAGTTTTAAGTATGCTTGGAGCAACTGAAGTATCAGTCCAGAAAGACCCAAGCGCAGGATTTGTTGGAGCAGTCGCTGAAACCGAATTTCCACTAGCAGCAGCTAAAACACTATCAACGTATAACTTGGTCGCTACCTGATTATCTGCAGTTGGCTCGATGGTTGTAGCGCCCTGCGGAAAACTGGGTGCTCCATCACCTTCCATATTTACGAGTTCATCAGATCTGAGTTTTGACATCTTTCTTTTCTGTAATAGGTTAACTTTGTTTCCTTGTATTATTTAGAATATGAGAGGTCTGGGGACCTATTTTTTCCCGGAGAAATTTTTCCGACTTTTTTGAAATAAAAAGTCGGATTTGGTAGAGGTTTATGCAATCGCAAGGAAGATGTAGGTGCCACCACTGACATTGAGCTCATCAGGGGCTGATGAAGTTACTGTAAATCCTGCATCGAATGGGTCAATGTAGTCAGTGTTAGTAACTTCTGCATCTGCGGTGTTAATCTTCAAGTATGGGTCATTGCCACTTGTGATGCCACGCTCTGCATCCCAAGCATACCAATCACCATTGCTGTCTGTGCGCTTGATTAAGACAAAGCGAGCACCTGCAGCAAATCCACAATCAATATCAATATTATCACCTGTGCCTGTGAAGCTACCAACTTTACTTATGCCGGGTTGGCTAGCGAAGAGGTAAGCTACGTAGTCGGTTCCATTGTAGTTTGTACCATCCCAAGCAGAATTACCCAAAGTGAACTGAGTTGAAGTTGGTTCAGTTTCATTCCACGCAAGGCTTCCACTTGTACTTCGGTCTTGATTTGTATTAAGTCTAATAAAATTGTTGGCAGTCAAGAATGAATGGTAACAAATCGTGTTAATGCCATTGGTGTTTAGTGCCTTTGTAATAATAAATTCGGGCTTAACACCAAGATTATGAGTAATGGATTGATTAGTAACCCCTCCCGTATAAGTCACCACATCAAAGAATCCTTCGGCACGTTTAAAGAACCAACCGACATTATTGCCACTCATTTGGTCTTGATAGAAGGAATCGCTATGTTCGAAGTCCCAACCATTGTAATTACCTTCATCATTCGTGTCAATTGAATTGTGGAATGTGACATTTCCTCGCAGTCGTGATCCCCAATAATTCATGCTTCCATCTCTACCTGCCATAATAGCCAAATCTACATCAAATCCAGTTGAGAAAACTGTGCTAATAGGAACGTTTGCTATTGATGTAAATACATCAGTCGCAACAGTTGCAGGTTTATGTGGACGACGGATTGCCATGTAGATGTAACTGACACCAGTAAGATTTAATGCAGCTGTGTCAAATAATTTAAATCCTGTAGAAGTAGGTGCTATTGCATTATTAGATCCTTCAGGATCTGTTGTGCTGGGCTCAAGCCATTTATAATTGCCATCAGCAGTCAAACCACGCATGGAGTCTACCATGATCCAATCGCGGGAATTGTTAGTATAGGCCTTCAGTAAAATAAATTGGGGTTCCCATCCCAAATCAATCTCATTCCCATCAGTACCTCCCGTATAAGTGCCACACTTAATAATACTTTCATCACCATTTGCACCGAACGATTGATCGTCGTGGGCGAAGATGTAAGCAATATATTGCCCGCCATTGTTATTGACTCCAGGACCTGTTCCAACTGTGAAATGAGTGGATGTCGGCTCTGTGTCATTCCATACAGTACTTCCACCCTGTCGTCCATAAACTGAATCTAGATTAATATTGTTATGTGCTCCCATGCCTCTATGGTAAACAAACCATTGCCTTTCGGTATCTATTTGTTTAACAATGATCATCCCCGGAACACTGCCCAGATTATGAGCGATGTCATGTGCTGAGCCAGTTCCAGTATAAGTTACTATATCAAAAAATCCTGGTTGTTTGCGGAAAGTCCAAGAAACAAAATTATCTCCAGAACCATTTAAAGCATCTGCTCCCATAGAATAGGGTTGTCCAAGTAAAAATCCGTTTGACGCCCAACCCCCAAAATCATATCCAACTACTGAATTAGTAGGACCACTGCCACTCGTCCGGCTAGTTATAAAGTATTCCATACTACCAGAATTGTCTGGGTTTCTTCCTGTATCAAACAGATAATTTGATGCCCATGCCATGGGGCTACCACCCTTTTCTCTATTTTTAATCCAAACTAATCCACCTTCACCCGCTAAATCAATTCCATTCGCAATTGTTTGTGTACTGCCGTTTCCTGTATACAAATAAGTACTGAACAAATCATCGGCATAAAGTGGTTCCGACTTAGTCTTAAACAGATTTGCAACTGACCAGTTAGAGAATATTCCTGCTGGATTGGAAGAACCGTACTTAGTACGTACATAATAGTTCTTATCGTAATCCAGAGTAAATCCAGTTGGACCAGTCTGAGTTCCAGAAGAAGTTAATGCAGAGGTAAGAGACTGAAGATTTGTTGTAAATCCAGAGTCTTCTGCAATTTGCCACTGAGCATTACCCCAAGTTGTAATTGAACCTTGAGTCGTTGCTGGTTCTGAAGAAGTGAGTGATAATTCAGATGGGTTAATTGGATCTGGATTATCTTTAGTGTCAGAATCTGTACCCTGAACCTTCATTCCAGTTGACCATGTGCCAGATGCATCTGACAGAGTAATTGTATTGCCTGTAGATGCTGATACTGTTCCTGATGCAGTTGATTGAGTAGTAATATCCACTTCTCCATTTCCAATTGCCACGTAAATATAAGTTTCGCCGCCGGCATCCCAAACTCCGCCATTATTGGCGATATCACTATCGACAT